TGGACAGCTCAAGAAGGGAACTAACCTACTCACGTTCCTCGATTACAACGGCATGTTCGAAGTGAGCTACGAGCCGATTCAGAAGTAAGCCCTCTCAGGACTCGGAAGGAGTCTTCATGGCACAGGCAAGGCTAGGTAATGCGGACGAGCTCAGGAAGGCCATCGAGGCTGACGAGCTAGCGGACGCACACGAGGCGGCCCTCAATGGCACAGCGAAGATGTCCGTTCGGGAATACGCCAAGTACAAGGGCATCAAAGACCCGCAGAAGGTGTACTACTACATCAAGCGTGGGTACATCAAGGAAGAGCCTTGCATCTGTGGTCGTAAGGTCATCGATGTGGCATCTGCAGACGCATACCTGGCCGAGAAGGAAGCGAAAGAGAGGGCAGCGAGATGAACTGGCTAAGCCTGTTGCTAGTTACAACCTTCTGGGTTGCTCTCTTTGGTATAGTTTGGTGGGGATCGAGATGAGTCGCCAGAAGCTTCGTGATGGCTGGATGAACAAGCAGCGTAGCGCAGGTGGCTACCTCAGCGTCGACGGTCACTGGCGAGTCAACCGCTCAGGGCGTGGTCACGACGCGAATCGCTGGGCCGTCTACTTCGATGGTGCTGTAGTACACCACGCACCTACGATGACCAAGTGCATGCTATGGGTGGAGGAACATGCCGAAGCAGGATGGAGAGAACGCAACGTCCTTCCAACACGAGCGAGGACGCGTGTTCAGGCGCAAGCTCCGGCATCAGGGAGCGACATGGACTCCGCAGAATTCTTCTGCCCTTGCGGGCGACGGTACTTGGTGTCGCTCGTGCCGGAAGCGTCACGGATACAAGACAATGGGATTCGACTTCGAACGAAGGGGCACCCGTTGGGTCGTACTGTGGACTTGTCCATTGACGGGTAACGTACTGGAGGAGATGTAGTGATCGCTCTGGTGTTCGCATGGCGCATGTTCAAGGCGCTACTACCGATGTTCATAGGTGCATACGCAGGCTACGCATGGAGGGAGGAGATCACAGCATGGCTGGATTCGTTCCGTACAAGTTTCAGGAAGAGGACATCGAGCTCCTCTTCCGACAAAAAGCAGGACTGATCGGGTCGGAGATGGGTACGGGTAAGACGCACGAGGCGATCGAACTCGACCAGCAGTGGTACCCCTACCTGAAGAAGCCGACCTTGGTGATCGCACCTCTACGGACGTTTGACAGCTGGAGGGACAAGTATGCTTGGCAGGCACCGCATGTGGATGTCGTCACAATCGATCGGAAGAATCGCGAACGGTTTGTGCGAGATATCCGGCGAGCCTCCGGTGACGTGTTCCTTATGCACTGGGATGCTCTTCGACTGCTCCGAAAGGACCTTCAAGGCATCTCCTTTGGAACAGTCATTGCCGACGAAGTTCATCGTGCCTCGAACAGGAAGGCGCAGGCTACTCTCGCCCTCAGGGCTTCGACGCGGAGCGCCGGACGGAAGCTGGGTCTAAGCGGGACAGCATCTGGTGACAAGCCAGAAGGTCTGTGGTCGATCAACAACTGGCTCTGGCCTAGCTACTACACCTCGTACTGGAGGTTCCGCAAAGCGTACACAGTCGAGGAAGACGTCTACGTCAGAGGCGAGAAGCAAGGCTACACCAAGATCACAGGACCCAACTTCGCGAACCTCCCGTACCTGCAGAAGGAGATGGCTCCCTGGTACGTCAGACATCTGAAGCGCGAGAAGTGCTGTGAGCACCACCCTGATGGTGTTATGCCTTGGCTCAAGCCAAAGGTGTACGATCAGGTGTGGGTGGATCTGTCATCAACGCAGCGCAGGATCTACGACCAGATGAAGAAGGACATGGTCGCCTGGGTTGGAGAACACGAGAACAGCCCACTCATCGCAGGTGTTGTGGTCGCGCAACTTACTCGACTCAGTCAGATCGCGCTAGCAGTCCCTGTGGTGCAGTGGGAGACGAAGAGGCGGCGCAACAAGGAGACAGGAGCACTCGAAGAGTTCCAACAGTTGGTAGTTCGTCTGACCGAGGAGAGTTCGAAGGTCGACGCGCTGATTGACATCTTGAAGGATAACCCCGACAAGAAGTTCATGGTTGTGTCATCGAGCAAGCAGATCTGTTACATCGCACAGAAGAGGTTGGCAGCGCATGGCATCAGTTCGTTTGTGTGCTCTGGGGACACGCCAGAGGCTGAGCAGAAAGGCATGGTGCATCGGTTCAACAACGATCGGACACAGGTGTTCCTCGGCGTCATCGCTGCGATGGCGGAGGGTATCGACGGGCTTCAGGAGTCGACGGACACGATGATCTTCCTCGACAGACACTGGAGTACGTTGAAGAACAAGCAGTGCGAAGACCGTCTGCACCGAGACGGACAACTTGAAGCGGTTCAGATCATCGACATCATAGCCCGTAACACGATCGATCTGGGTAAGAAGACTAGACTCGAACAGAAGTGGTCGTGGATCAAGACGATCCTCGGCGACAAGTTCGACAACGTAAGCGAGGTGAAGGCAGCATAATGGCGCAATACAGAACGTGGGGACCAGGCCTTGTCCTCCATACGACAGAGTCACCTTCGTACCCGAAGGAGTCACTAAGGTATGGGTTGAAGGACTGGATCCCAATGCCCGATGGCACATACAGGTACTTCCATGTGCACACAGGCGAGATCATCGATGCTGTAGACCTGCACAACCAACAGAGAGGCGTTACCATGAGCAACAGGCTGGCAGCAGCACAGGAACGAGTTCGACTCGCTGAGGAGGCACTCGCCAAGGCGATGGCTCGTCCGCAGGAGCCGATTCGTGAGGGTGTCACCATCATCACCTTCGACAAGACCTTCGGCAACGTGGGTGGTACCGAGTACAGCTACGCCGCTATCCGTGTCGAGGCGAACGGCAAGTGGTACACTACCATCAAGAGTACTCGTACCGGGTACAACTCTGAGCGACTGACCTGGGATCAGCTCCTAGACTTCATCGAGCTGGGCGAGGACAGTATGCCGGAGATCTGGGTGGCTACCACCTACGAGCTGGTGCTGTAGTGGAGTACTACTTCATGCAGATCCCTAGCGACCGAGATGTGCAGAATTACATTGAAGAGTCGTGCAAGCAAGGGTGGGCCGTTCACTCGATGGGTCAGAAGGGCAACGGTGGATGGTTCGTCCTGTTCCAACGAGAGGTGACATACTGATGCACCACTACTACTACAACGAGACCCTGGACCTGCAGGCGATGAAGGCGCAGGCCTACCGAAACTCTATCGACATCTACGACCCGAGGCCGTCTGTGATTCACATGCACAAGTACGGCGTACCATGTGCTGGGATCGATCACCTTCAATACGACGTGAAGGAGGTGCTCGATGGCGACCAAGACTGAACCGGATGGCTACTTGCTGTTCGAGTACACAGATGGAGAGGTACGGAAGTACGAGTTCAAGAACATTCGTAGCTGGAAGCCTGATAACCTGTTTCCTGGGTGCGTCAAGATCACAGGACAGGACGGAGTTATCACCTGCGTACCACTCGCGAATGTGCGTGAGTGGATCCTGGTACCAAACTCACCTGATGTAGTTCGGCGGATCAAAGGGGAGGTGCTCGGTGGCGAAGTTGGTCCTGCTGGAGATAGCTGACGACGAAAAAGCTGACCAGCTCATCTCAATGGCATCAGGTGACAGAGGCTTCATACCTGATGTCACGGGCGCTCTGGGATTCGAGATCAAGGTCCAGCTGCGTGGTGTCTTCAAGTGGCCAACGCAGTTCTGTGAGTGTCCACCTGAGACACGGGACACCTCAGGCACTAGTAGACGTGGAGCCAAGTTTGGGTGGGGTGTGAAGAGCTGCTGCAACAAGCCTGGTAAGGGTGTTGGGCAGCAACCCGTCAATCTGCTCGAAGGCAAGGAGTGGCCTGATCGGAACTTCTTCGTCATCGGGACACCAGGTAAGATTGTCAACGCCGTCTACGAGAGTCGGAAGGAGCCAGTTAATGGCTAAGTACGACAATAGAGGGAGCAAGGTCGCAGAGGCACCACCTGCAACCTCGTTCACCAACTGGGACATCAAGCCGGCATTCGTGGAGGCTACGATCGACCCACTATACGGCCTAGTACATTCGGGTCGGGAAACGTTCAGTGTCCGTATCGCCTGTAGGCATTGGGCCCGCGGCGAGCAAATCAAGGAAGGGACGTGTCGTCATGGTTGCTAAGAAGTGGGCAATCGGAACTGCATTGGCACTTTGTCTGGCAGCCGGGGTTCCCGCTGCACAGGGCACCACAGGGCGAGTGGCTAGTGTCGTACCACCTATCATGGCTATTCCGTCGCCAAACTGCCCCGCAGAGTCGGGTGGCATCTACACAAACAAGTATTGGACGTTCAACGAGACAACCGTCGCAAACGGGTTGCACGAGTCGTTGAACGACTTCCCGGACGACGTACTGTACGTCACACAGAACGCTACAGATCCTCGGGTTGTTACAAATCAGGTCACTGTATCGGGCGGCTCAGTCTATGCATATGACCACGGACTGTTGACTACCAATACAGCAAACATCTCGCCTGGTAGCAAGGCATTTTATGTGTGCCTTGGTATCAAGGTTCTGGCTGGTGAGAACGATGGCATGAACATGCTGCAGTGGAATAACTCCAACGGACATGATGCTTGCACTGCTGGTGACACGGTTGGCCAGGTCAAGCTTAGTTCCTGGTACGTGAAGGCTCAGGGTGCAACTGGCTGTGTGAAGCAGTGGTTGGGCATTAGTGGTTACCAGCACGGTGTGTGGCATGAACTTGGCTATCGATTCGGCGGCTTTACGTCCTACTGGTACCTTGACCACCAGCTGGTAGCAACTCAGCCTGGGCAGCTTGGCAACATTGGTCTGACTGGCTCTGGTAGTCGTATGAGTCTGCTTGGCAAGTACATTGAGTCAGGCAACTACCCTATGACCGGAGCAACCTACACGAGCGACATGTGCAACTGCCAGGTCTCCTGGGTTGAGTATGGGCAGGTCAACTAATGACTAGTGTGGGGTCGACAGACGACCAACGAGCAGCGGAAGAGGGGATGACGACGGGACCGATGCCGGGGTCGCTGCTGCCGTGTGGCTGTCATATCCGGCGCCCGGACTACGTGGCCGCGCTCTGCGCCGAACACGAGGCCGAGGCCGCTTCTCCTCTACCCGAGGGACGAGCAGACGGACGGGAGGCCGAGGCTGCCCTGCGCGAACTGGTGCGGCTCAAGGACTTGAAGGACCGCAGCGACGCAGCGAAAGGGGTGTGGTCGGCTGAACTGTCTGCCCTTCGAGCCGACTATCGCCACAACAAGCCGAAGGCGTGGGCCGCTGCCCGCGCTGCCCTCGCTGCGTCTGTTGGTGCCCAACCAGCAGCCGAGGAGCGGGAGTGTTCTTGGCCGGACTGCGGGCCGGAGTGCGGCGACGGTCCGCGCTGCGCCCCTGCTGTTCCTGCCGTCCAACCAGACGACCTTGCCGAAGCAAAGTCACCAGGAGACCGACCGATGATCGACACAGACCCGTACTCCATCGCCTGCCCGGTCTGTGCGGTCGAGCCGTACCAGGCGTGCCAGTACCAGCCGCACGGCGGCTGGCGCGACGATCCGCACGGTGAGCGCTTCGCTGCTGCTGCTGTGGCTGCTGTACGAGCCGACCTGGCAGACCGTGTCCAGGAGTTGCAGCCGAGCCGAGACCACGATGCGCATCTCTGGGGGTGGCAGTCGGCCTTGGCTGCTGCTGCCGACCTGATCCTGGGCTCGTCGTGAGCGCCAACGTAGGACAGGAAGACGGGCGGGCCGACGAGTGGCGAGCTGCGGCCATGACGTGGGCCAGGGTGACAAGCCTGGGTGAGTCGGCCGAGGACTTCGCTGAGTTCAAGTCCGCCGTGGACTACATCGGTCTCCACGCAATGCTCAAGGCTGACGCTGAGGTGGCGGGGCTCCGAACCCAACTAGCCGAGGCCGAGGCTGCGCTTAGCGGCGTCATCGACGACTACGACCGCCTGGCGGGTCAGGTAGACGACATCCGAGCACTCGCCGACACCGACGCGCTCAACGCCTTGGACGCCATCCGGGCTGTTCTGGCTGCTTCTACCCCTACCGAGAACAAGGAGACGACGACGTGACACGAAATCAAGTTAGACTGTTATATCTAGACCCCTTTCGTCCACGTGAGGGTATCTGGTAAACTATATCATAGTAACAGGAAAGAGAGGCGAACGTAGTGGACCTACAGGAGCACATCGAGCTGCGCCTTGTGCATGAGATCCATACGTCTGAGCGAAAGTCGTTCCGTGGCTGCCGCAGACGATGGGACTGGATCTCTCGTCAGAGATACTACCCGACGATGACGGCCAAGCCGCTTGAGTTCGGGACAGCATTCCACAAGGGCTTCGAAGTGTACTACAATCCAGACACGTGGGACATGCCTCGTGAGGTTGTTTCCCAGTTGGCCATCAAGGCGTTCGTCGATAGGTGTGAGGTGCAGCGCAGAGCGGCTCTCGAGGTCACAGGACAGGTTCAACTTGACGACGAGGTGCAACAGGACTACAACGAACGTGTCGAACTAGGCCGTGGCATGTTCAAGCACTACTTCGAGAAGCTTGCTCCTGCGCTCGATCGTGGCTTCCGTCCGGTCAAGGTTGAGATCCAGTTCATGGTTCCCATCCCGCACCCAGACACCGGCGAGCTGATGTACTGCAAGTGTTTCCAGTGTCTAGAGCGCATGACAAAGTACAACATCGAGCACGAACTCCCAGGCGATCGTGATAGCTGGATAGGTCTGCCGGTCGTCTATGCCGGGCGCATTGACATGCTGGCGCAGGACCAGTATGGCAACTACTGGATCTATGACTGGAAGACGGCTGCGGCTATCACTGTGTCAGGTGAGAAGGACGAGTTCCTTGAGCTGGATGACCAGATCGGATCGTACATCTGGGCCCTACGATCCATCGGTATCAACGTGCTCGGGTTCATCTACCGCGAGATCAAGAAGGGTTACCCCCAACCTCCGGCACAGAACGTATACAGACGCAAGGGCTGCCTCTTCAGCAAGAACAAGCAGCAGAACACTGACTACGAAACCTACCAGGCGCACGTAGCACAGTACGATGCTGAAGCGTTCCAGGCAGGATTGTATGACGAGTTCCTTCAATTCTTACAGGCAGAGGGCATCGTTTACTACTCGAACCACCAGATCATGAAGTCCGAGACTCAGTGCATCCAGATTCAGAAGGGCATTGGTGAAGAGGCTCTGGACATGTTGAGCCCTACACTCCGTGTCTATCCTAGTCCTGGACGTTTCAGTTGTCGCTTCTGTGCCTTCCGCCAACCGTGCCTAGGTGTGTTCGCTGGTGAAGACTACCAGTACACCTTGGACACGTTGTTCGAGAAGAAGGAACACTACTACCTCCGTGAAGAAGCATCCACGGAATCTAAAGGCGCAGAGTAGAGGAGGTGAATAACATCGCAACAGACACACTGGCACCAGGTTCGTTGGCCGGTCTGAAGATCCACAGACTGACTGGTCACGAGCCCAAACTGAACATGTGCATCTGGGGAGATAGTGGTACAGGTAAGACTCAGCTAGCAGCATCGGCTGATGGAGTACCTCAGATGCGGCCTGTACTCATGGTCGACGTGGAAGGAGGTACGGAGACACTCCGTAACTCCTACCCAGATGTTGATGTAGTGCGGGTGAAGACCTGGAAACAGGTGCAGGACCTGTACAACGAGCTGTACCGTGGCAATCACATCTACAACACGGTAGTTATCGACTCGTTGACTGAGGTGCAGAAGTTCAACATGATGCAGATCATGTTGGACGTAGTGGAGAAGGACTCGTCGCGTGACCCGGACATTCCTTCTGTACGTGAGTGGGGAAAGAGTCTCGAGCAGATTCGGCGCTTCGTCAGAGGCTTCCGCGATCTGCCCGTGCACACGATCTTCACGGCGCTGAGTGCAGACGTGAAGAACGAACGCACAGGCGTGACCACGTACTCGCCATCTCTTCCCGGCAAGCTGCGAGGAGAGGTAGCAGCATTCCTTGACGTAGTGGTATACTACTACACCAAGGAGGTAGTGACACCGCCAACACAACCAGGTGGTGAGACAGTCACCGAGATGAAGCGCATCCTGCTGACCCGTAAGACGGACACGCACGTCGCTAAAGATCGGACGAACAAGCTCCCTCAGATCGTCATGGATCCAACTATGAAGACTCTGTACGAGCTGATGTACAAGTAGACAGAACACCCACGCAAAACTGAGACAAAGGACAACGAGAAACATGGCAACATCCAAGACCCCCGAGCCCGACGTCGACCTGCTGCCCCCGGGCGCTACGTTCGGCGATGGTCCCGGTGTCGCAGACGAAGGTCCGATCCGGATCAACTTCTCCGAGGAAGAGGCCAGCAGCGAGGCACGTGATTTCGCTCCGATCCCTGCGGGCAAGTACCGCGTTCGGATCACTGACGGTAAGCTCGAGCACTCCAAGTCGGAGAAGAACCCGGGCAAGCCGATGTACAACCTTCGTCTGGACATTCAAGAGGGTGCGTACGAGAAGCGCGTCCTGTTCCTGCGCGTCATGCTCTGGACCGGCGCGGGCTACACCCTGAGCCAGCTGCTCCAGGCTGTCACGGGTGAGAAGCCCAAGCCTGGTGTTGAGATCGTCGTGCCCTCGATCGACGAGCTCATCGGCAAGGAGCTGGTCGTCAGCGTCGTTCGGAAGCTGGACAGCTACGCGATGAAGCCAGAGAACGGCTACGACCCCGCGCAGGGCCAGATCTACAAGAACGAGGTCAAGTCGATCTTCTCGGCTGACACCGCAGTGGCTGGTGCCTCGCAGAGCACCGGCGGTTCGATCCTCCCGTAGTTCAAGTCGGGCGCTACCGTAGGTCGCTGACCGTAAGCGAGAAGAGACCTAAAAGTCGGTACAGGCTGCATACGAGGTTGCTTACGGCTCGTGATCGTCAGCCCGCCCACTACAACTAGAAAGGTTTCACGTGCCAGCAGAGATCTCCGAGGTCGCCGATGCGAGACGGCAGGTGTTCTTTCGTCTCATCTTCGGCCGGGAGTCTGGTTACGTGTGCCTGGCGTTCGGCAACTCGAGCAACAAGAAGGACTTCCAACAGGAGTTCTTTCAGTGGCCCGAGGAAGAGGACTTGCTGCTGGAAAGTGTCAACGAGCACTTGGTGGGTTACAACGTTTGGTTCTGCCCACAGTTGCTATCGGCTCCCGAGAGAGTCAAAGACAACGTCAGCAGCACGCCAGTAGCCTGGGCCGATCTGGATCGGTGCCGCCCGGATAAGCTGCTTGTACATCCGTCGGTGATCATCGAGTCTTCTCCAGGTCGGTACCAGGCCTACTGGTGTCTAGACAGGCATCCGGAACCAGAGGACGTTGAAGCTCTCAGCAGACGAATTGCCTATCGGCATGCAGCAGAGGGAGCAGATAGAAGTGGTTGGGACCTAACGCAGTTGCTTCGTGTGCCTTGGACGTCGAACTACAAGTACATGAAGGCTAAGGTTTTGCCTTCGGTCGAGATCGTTGAACTCACACGTACTGCGTACAGGATGGACGAGTTCGAAGAATATCCGGAAGCGGATGGATTCTCGTACCTGAGCATTCCAATGCCTTCGGAGCAAGACTGTCAGGCTGTCATCGGAGATAGCGACGAAGCCAGGGAGATGGGAGGTATGGCAGTACTGCAACGTTACCGTCGCACGATCAATCCGATGGTCTGGGCGATGTACACGGACACACCGCAGGTAACGAGTTGGAGCGAGAAGCTCTGGAACATGCAGATGCTTCTCTTCGAACAGGGTATGACTCGCACAGAGGTGTACGTAGTTTGCAGAGATGCGGCCTGTAATAAGTACGCTCGCGACGGCAAGGATCCTCGATTCCTATGGCAGGAGGTTTGTCGTGCAGAAGTTCACCACCATAAGCATATGGAAGCATTCGGTGTGTACGACGAGGACTTCCTACCACTCATGTCCGAAGGGGAAAGAGAGCTGGTTCTTCAGCAGCCAGACACATTCATCGAGAGGTACATAACATGGGCACGATCTCTGGGCGACGCTGCACCTCAATATCATCAGGCGGGCGCATTTGTGGCACTCTCGGCACTTATTGCGGGAGCTGTCCGTTTACCGACGTCGTTCGGAACTATAATCCCCAACCTGTGGTTCATGATCCTCGCAGACACGACGTTGACCCGAAAGTCAACCGCAATGGACATCGCGATGGACATGGTAGCGGAGATCGATCCGGACGCGGTACTTGCTACGGATGGCTCGATCGAGGGCTTGCTGACTACACTGGCTACCCGTCCTGGCAGACCTTCGGTATTTCTTCGTGACGAGTTCAGTGGTCTCTTGGAACAGATGACCAAGAAGGACTACATGGCGGGGATGGCTGAACTCCTGACCAAGCTCTACGATGGCAAGATGTTCAAGAGAGTACTGCGCAAGGACACCATTGAAGTCAAAGAGCCTATTCTAGTGGTGTTTGCAGGTGGCATTAAGCAAAAGGTGACATCGATCTTGACGTTCGAACAGGTAAGCTCAGGCTTCATGCCTCGCTTCGTGTTCATTACGGCAGAGAGCGATATCACCAAGGTCAAACCGCTGGGCCCTCCCAGTCCAAAGACCACAGGGGCCTCCGATGCAATTCGGGAGGAACTCGAAGGGTTGTTCAAGCACTACCGTGTCACCGAAACAATGCAGGTCAAGAATAGTGAGATCACGATTCAGCAGCAGAAAATCTTCCAGGCGCGTCTGACAGAGGATGCCTGGGTTCGCTATAACAAGTTCGAGAGCGAGATGTTGCAGGCAGGCTTGTCGAGTGAGCGTGCAGATGTCATGACACCTACATTTGACAGACTGAGCAAGAGCGTGCTGAAGGCGGCTGTGTTACTTTCCGCTGCGGAAACAAGACAGGAGGAAGTGGTTGTAACGGAAGCGCACCTGCTACGTGCCATCTTCTATGGTGAGCAGTGGCGCTTCTTCGTTAAGGACGTCATGAGCACGGTAGGCAAGAGTCAGACAGAGCGGAAGTTCGACACTATCTATGGAGCTATCCAGCTTCGGCCGGGTATCACCAAGAGTCGAATCATGCAGTCGTACCACCTGGATTCGAGAGAGGCGGCATCGGTTATCTCAACCCTGGAAGACAGAGGACTTATTACCAAGCAGGCATCCGGTAGAGGCTACAACCTTTACCCTGTGACACCCGGAGGAATTACAAGTGAGTGAAGACCCACTCGTCGTCAAGACGGCAGTAAGGCAGAAGCCAACCGAGAGTTGTGTGGTTGTGTTCAGCGGAGGCATGGACTCGACATCCCTGGTGTACATGTTGCGTGCAGTGTACCCGGAGGTGCGTCTGGATCTGTTGAGCTTTGACTACGGACAGCGACACAAGAAGGAGTTGGAGTATGCAGTGCGCACAGCAAGCAAGCTTGGGCTCCGTCACGACATCCTGGACATTGGAGCTTCTGGACTCACTGATCTGCTTGGTGAGTCTGGCAGTAGCCTTGTGTCTGGAAACGCTGTGCCAGAAGGTCACTACGCGCAGGAGAACATGAAGGCAACGGTTGTTCCGAACCGTAACATGATCATGCTAAGCCTGGCGCTCGGTGTAGCAGTTGCTCGGAACGCGACGTGCGTCGCTACAGCTGTGCATGCAGGCGACCACTTCATCTATCCTGACTGCCGTCCGGAGTTCATCACAGCTCTCAGTCAGGCAGCTGCATATGGCAACCAGGGCTTCGGCAACCTGTCGCTTCATCAGCCGATCCTGACGCCGTTCATCTACGAGACGAAGGCGTACATCGCAAAGCAGGCCATCATCAACGGAATGCCCTTCGAAGACACCTGGTCGTGCTATCAGGGTGGAGACATCCACTGCGGCAAGTGCGGCACGTGTGTGGAACGCCTGGAAGCCATTGCGCAGGCACAGGCAGTCACACAGGACGAGTTTGATGGGCAGGACTACACCATCTATGCCGATGAAGAGTTCTGGAGGACCGCAGATGCCAACGCCTGAGATCACACTGAACCCAGACAACGACTTCGAGGCCGTTCTCATTCAGATGGTGAAGACGCATCGAGCGAAGGGGCATGACTATGCAGGAGACGATCACCCCAACCAGAACTTTTACGACTCTGCCTATCAACTCTCTCTCACTGGAGGCCATGCAGTTGAGGCACTTATATCCACGAAGCAGGCGCGTCTTCGGATTCTCCTGCCCAGGTTGTGGAAGAGTCGTACTGCGAAGCCGGCGAATGAGCCTATTCGTGACACGTTGCTGGACCGCGCGGTGTACTCTGTAATCGCACTGACCATCTGGGATGAAGGAGGGTACACCGAATGATCGTGACAGTGAAACATAACTTCGAGACGGCTCATCGGCTGCCTTTCCTACCCGGAAAGTGTCAGAGCATCCACGGGCACAGTTGGCAGGTGGAATGGTCCTTTGATCAAGATATGGACGAGAACGGTCTGACTCTCGAGTATGGTGTAATGAAGAGAGAACTTCGTGACTGGGTCGACACCTATCTCGATCATGGGACGATGCTCGGCGAGGATGACAAGCTCCTCGAAGCGTTCAGGCAGGATGGCTCGAAGGTATTTGTCTTCGGTGCGAACCTTGCTGCTGAGAATCTGCCTTGGCCGACAGTTGAGGCAGTAGCCAAAGTACTAGCACGGGTTGCGTATGTGCAAGTTAGTAGTGCAATCACCTGTGTATACGTTCAAGAGACAGCAGTCAACTCAGCCATATGGTCATACGCAGCGGATGGCCTCTGATGGTCCTACGAGTAGATGAGGTGTATGAGAGTGTCCAAGGAGAAGGACCACGAGTTGGAAGACCAACAGTGTTCTTGCGGTTCGGTGGTTGTAACCTACGCTGTCCAGGTTGGCCCTGTGATACTCAACATGCAATCGACCCGGCTTTTCGCATGCAATGGGTCAAGTCAAGTGTTACGGAGGTTATGGATAGGGTCAGCGAAGCGGCAGGAGAAGGAACTCATTCGGTCTGCCTCACTGGCGGAGAGCCTTTCCTCCAGCCAAGCAAGGATCTTTTCGAACTCTGTCGAGGGCTGGCTACACGGGGGTTCCGGACCATCGAGTGCTTCTCCAATGGAACCCTAGAGTACCCGGAGTGGGCCTTCGATTGGATCAACTTCGTCATGGACTGGAAGCTTCCAGGCTCTGGTGAGGACTACGCCAACGAGATGCGCCTGCAGAACCTCAAACACCTCGGCGAAGGCGACGCAGTCAAGTTCGTCATCAAGGACGTGAACGACTTCAACCATGCGACGAACCTGTATGAGGAGTTCCTCAAGGATCGTCCTGACCTCGAAGTGTTCTACGGCGTTGCCTGGGGACACCTTGACAACGGAACACTAGTCGAGTGGGTCCTCAACGATGGACTGCCTTGGAGGCTGAACGTGCAAGTACACAACCATATCTGGGACCGAAACAAGAGGGGGATCTAGTGAAGCTGGAAGACTATAAGTTGTCTGCAACACAGGAGCAAGCAGCGGAACACTTGTTGTCCTCTCTGGAAGCGTGGGATCGTGTAGACGAGAACCACAGGGCGGACACGCCGAGGCGATTCGTGCAGGCTCTCAAGCAGATGACTGAGCGTGAGCCATTCAACTTTACAACGTTCCCGGCGAACGAAACGACGGAGATGATCTCACTTGGACCTATTCCGTTCTACACTGTCTGTGCACATCACATCCTTCCCTTCTACGGACAGGCATACATCGGCTATGTACCTGATCGCCTCATTGCTGGCCTTAGTAAGTTTGCTCGGGCTGTCAAATTCTGCTCTAAGGGCTTTTGGGTCCAGGAGGATCTCGTCAACGAAATTGGAGACTTCCTCGAGGAGAACTTGGCCCCGCTGGGTCTGGCCGTTGTTTTGGATGCTGAACATATGTGCATGGCTCTACGTGGCGTGGAAGTGGCCGGAGTCGTAACTCGCACGTCGACAATGCGTGGAGTATTCGGGGACCACACTCGTACTGCAAAGGCGGAATTCATGGCAGGTATCAAATGAAGATGAACGACATCGACCATGTAACGGTTGCGTACAAGGATGGACACTCCGATGTGTTCTACAAGCATCAAGTTAAGGGTCAGCGAGTGGCGACCGAGCCAACGGGTGTAAATGCCGGCAGAGGTCCTACTATTGACTACATCACACTGACACTCGTACCTAGAAAGGAACAAGATGCCTCCCAGCAAGCCGGAGCTAAGTGAGGTTGGCAAGACTTCTATTCAGTGTCTGGAGGACAGCTATCGCTGGTTCGGCGACTTGTCAATCGGACTGAAGACGTTCGATGCACTTCGCCACCATGCTCTGGCACTGTGCGGAGAGGCTGGAGAGGTTGCCAACCTTGTTAAGAAGATCGACCGCGGCTCGCTTGACTACAACGCACCTGCAACACGAGTTGCACTGGCCGATGAGCTGGCAGATGTATACACATACCTATGCGAGCTGGCTGGTCTGATGGGCATCGACTTGCAGCGAGCCTACGAGCGCAAGCGTATAGTCAACGAACAGCGATTCATACTGCAGAGGAGGGTTCGTGAAGCCGAACGAGACGTCGTTGCCGGAAGTAACTGAGAACGAGAAGGCTGCCGTTGCTCTTGCTGCGCAAGCGTTCGAAGATCTTTGTCGTGAACGGCACACGTTGGGTCAGGCTGAGTACGGTGAGTACACCTTCTTGACCAACGACACTCTGCGTATGGCGGTCGAGGAAGTTGCAGACCTTCGCAACTACGCAACGATGACAGGCATCAAGATCCTACTGCTTGGTGCAGCACTACAAGACTCAGGGGCGAGCCTGAGTGAACCGTTCAAAGGAACGAAGGAAGGGTGGGGACAATGAAGGAACCCTGGTATGTCTACGTAGGCGCTGCGCTGTTCTTTACCTTTGTGGTGTTCATTATGTTGTGTATTTGCATCATGTTCTGGAAGGTGGCAGTAGCATGAAGCTTGCACTGATTCCGCCAGCATGCCTGTTTGGCTACCATGCACGGACTGACTATCAGCTCTTGCTGCCACAGCTCTGGTTCAAGTACCCGCAATACCGTCGAATGTTCTCCTCATTGAAGGAGTCACAGCCAACTGGTAAGCAGTACTACATCCTGGACAACGGAGCTGCAGAAGGCTACTCCTGCTCTGCTGATGATCTCATGCGCGCCGCAGTAGCGTCTCACGCGGATGAGATCGTGATCCCAGACATGATCAAGGACGCCGAGGGCTCGATACGTGCACTTGAAGGCTTTATGCACTACCTTAACAGGAGTGCCTACAACCCTACGGCGTTCAAGTTTATGGCTGTAGCACAAGGTAAGAGGCTCGACGAGATCTGGAGCTACACCAAGTGGCTTATAACCGAATGGGGTCCCAGTCTCACCAGCATTGGCCTCCCTCGCCACCTGCTGGGCACTCTCGCTAACCCGTACGCACGTATCTCTCTAGCCAAGGCTCTGCAGAACGAGTATGGCAGCGATCTTCCGGCTCTACATTTCCTGGGCGCCAACCCCCTGTGGTGCACTGAACTGGAAGAAGCCGCGCAACAGGTGCCGTGGGTCCGAGGCTACGACACATCGATGCCATTCGTGTATGGCTGGCAGCGCGAGTTTCTGGAAGACACGAAGCAGATCAGTCGACCTAAGAACTACTTTGACCTTCGGTACCAGCAGGAGCAGGCTGAGTGCAGTGAGAAGAACGTTCAGACGATGCTGGGGTGGGTGGGATGAGTGAACAACCAGGAGCTGCAGAGGTTGTGGCAGGAGTGGCAAGAACAGGACCTGCCGTGGAGGATGTTTCTAGAGCAGTACGAAAGCACCCGCTCGCCCACTGCGAAGACTGTCCCCTCCGGACAACAGGAAGGTATGTCCCAAGCTTCGGGCCAGACAAAGCAGACCTCGCCATCGTCGGAGAAGCGCCGGGCGTCCAGGAAGCAAGACTGGGTGTACCTTTTACTGGGCCGAGCGGGAAGCTCCTCAACCAAGTCCTCCAGCACCACGGGATCAAGCGCTCGGAAGTATTCCTCACGAATGCTTGCCTATGTCGACCAGTTGACAACGCGACTCCTTCGCAGGCAGCTATTGCGGCGTGCAAACCTCGACTGGTTGCAGAGCTGGGACGAGAAGGGTGTGACGTCGAAACAGTTATCGCTCTCGGTAACTCGGCCGCACAGTCAATTCTGGGGCAAACTGGTGTCACGAAGCTTCGCGTGGGCCCCGGACGAAGAAGTGAATCTCTCCCTGGAGTTCGTGTTATACCGACGCTCCATCCTGCAGCGGCTTTGCGTCAAGCTGATCTCTTCCCTTACATCGTTACCGACATCGGAAAGGTAAGTACACCTAATGTCGTATGGAATCCACCTCACTTCGACGTCGTTGACGATGAACTGGCAGCCCTCGGATGGCTCGACAAGATCGATCGAGAGCTTACTGCAAGAGAGGGGCCACTTGTTGTCGACATTGAGGTCGACATTGAGAAAGACACCGCTTTCGACCATCCAAACCACTACGGCATGCTCTGTGTGGGACTCGGCTATGCTCGAGGTAGGGTCCTCGTACTTGCTGAAGGTGTCATGGGCTCGCAACAGGTTCGTGGTCGACTTGGAGATCTTTTCCGAGCCCACCGACTCGTTGCTCAAAATGGCAAGTTCGATCTTGCCGGTCTCTACCCCATCGTCGGAGGACTAGAGCTTTGGTTCGACACGATGCTAGCCTCGTATACGTTTGACGAGAGGCCAGGCATTCACGGTTTGAAGTTCATGGCAGTCGAGTACCTAGGAGCGCCACAGTATGACGACGAGATCAAACGATATGTTGGACCTGGCATCGGATATGGAGCTATCCCTCGGGATCTCCTATACAGGTACAACGCCTACGACGTTGCTTGCACATACGCGCTGTACGAAATGTTTAGCGCACGGTTCGATCGAGACACCGCACAGGGTGGGAAGCTACGACAAGTCCATGACTATCTGGTGGCGGCATCCAACCAACTCATGTATCTGGAGCTCAACGGTATTTCAGTGGATCGTGCCTATCTTGACGAGCTCACTGACGCCTATCTATCCTCCCTTGACGAAATTGAGACCGAGCTTAGTCGAATTGTTACACCGACGATCGCAAGGGTTGGCCATTACGACAAGTCAGGAGGACTGAATCCACGATCGCCTTTGCAGGTCAAGAAGTACCTCGCTGACCATCGAATCGCTACAGACACTACTAACGAGGATACGCTTCGGTTGATGCTGGAGCATTCCTTCGTAAAGCAGGACGAAGAGGTCGTAGCGTTCCTGAACAAGCTGCTCGAGCACCGAAGGGAGGCAAAGCTGTATGGAACTTACGTCAAGGGTATCCGTAAGCGCCTATACGGGGGTAGGGTGTACCCGACCTACCTTCTGCATGGAACTACAACCGGCCGGCTCGCTTGTCGGAATCCAAACCTGCAGAACCAGCCGAGAGAGGCACGGATTCGTCGCCTCTATGTTCCATCCAGAGCTGAGAATGTCTTTGTCCACGTGGACTACGCTCAGGCTGAGTTGCGGGTGCTATGCTTCCTGGCACAAGACGAGTACTTTAGAGCCCTCCTCAACGACGCCGAACGTGACTTCTTTGATGAGCTCACTCCTGTACTCTACCCCAATGCCAACGCGATGGACATGGTACCGTCTGCCTGGAAAGAACTTCGTATCCGAGTTAAGGCTTACGTGTACGGTGTCGGCTACGGAAGAGAAGTTGGCAGCATTGCAACGGAGTTTGGAATATCCCGTGCAGAAGCATCTCGGGGCATGGAACGATTCTTCTCCGTTATCCCCGACATCGTTAAGTTTCGGGAGGACACCCGCGCTCGTGTCTTAGCAGGACAAGACCTCATCACACCTTACGGTCGACACCGTCGCTACATGTTGATCACTAAAGAGAACATGCACAACGTGATGAACGAGGCTCTGGCATTCCTGCCTCAGTCGACTGCGTCTGACATGTGCCTCGGTGCTCTTGTAGAGGTTCGCAAGGACCTTAGAGGCATTGGACATATTCGTAACATTATCCATGACGCTCTGCTTGTAGAATGCCACCGTGACGACGCTGAATGGGTTGGTGAGCTCGTGTCGAATCGAATGATCGAGTCCGCTCAGAAGATCGTGGGCGACTACGTTACGTTCAAAACAGACGTCAAGATCGGCAACAACTGGGGTGAAGTCTAATGGGCGCTAGAGGACCAGCACCGAGCCGATCGAAGCTGTACAAGATCACGATGTTCAGGACAGGCGACAAGCGAGTTCAGACTGTGTACAGGGTTGACCAGATGCGTGCGGAGATGTACATCCGCGACCAGAGGACGAAGGGCTTCGACCTGGTATTCTTCGGTGAATACAAACTAGAGAGGACACTCAATGGCTAGGGGCAGAGCAGCGCAGCCAGGTAGTACCAACGTATCTGCCAATGGTTACCACTACACACGGACGGAAGACAAGTGGGTCTTGACACACCATCTGATTGCTGCCAAGAAGCTAGGTCACCCGATCGATACCAAGAAGGTGCAGGTGTTCTTCATCGATGGTGATAAGACGAATCTCGATCCGGACAACGTCGGCATCCGACCAAAGCATGCTTCGTCGGCACAGAAGCGCTTGGCGCAGCTTCATGCGCGACGTCAGGAGATCGACGCTGAGATCCAAGAGCTCGAGAACCTAGAGTAACGATGGGCTTTAGACAGGTAGTTAGACTGATTCTATTATAGTTCTAACTCGCTTGTCCATAGAGCTAAACCCCTTTACTAACGGATTGAGGACCGACTGTTAGATCGCAAGTTAGACTCTGGGTTACTTTGACCCAGAGAACCACAGACAGAGGAGCCTGACCTGATGGACATTGACATGGAAGAGGGAGAGATCACCATTCGCCTGAGAGGTGATCGAGCTGAGTTCGCGGATCTGTACCGCGAGCTGAGTAAGTGGAACGCAAGCAACGAACACCCCTACGTACGTCGTCTGCTGTACGTGCTTCGCTGGGCGGGTAGTGTGGGTGAGCAATTGTGACTAGGCGCATCATTGCATTCGACCCTGGTGGTACGACTGGCTGGGCGACGTGGACAGTTGACAATGTCTCGATCTGGAACGAGGCGAGGTTCACATGTGGACAGCTCGGACCTGCAGAGCATCACGAGCAACTGGACCTCCTGCTAGGGAACCAGCATGTGATGGACTACACGATCATCACCGAGAGTTTCCTCTTCAGAAACAACTTGGACAACGCCGAACTGATCTCGCGCGAGTACATCGGTGTCATGAAGCGTTGGTTTCAAGCCAACAGACACATCGGCAGAGTTCGGATGTTCCAGCAGACCGCATCGATGGGCAAGGTCTCTAAGACATCGTTCGTGAAGAAAGAGAACCTGGAAAAGCTCGGCCTGTGGTTCCCTGGGCAGGGCCACGCCATGGACGCATATGGCCACCTCTTGTGGCACATCATCCATAAGGGAAACATGCCAGAGGTTGCTACGGCACTGCTTGAGAAGGGCTGGAAATGAAGTGGAATAAGAAAGGATTCGACGAGTGGCGTCACGGTTGGGGTGGTGGATATGCCTGGGGCTACGCTTGTGGTATGTCTGTCATGTGGATCATCTGGCACTTGCAGTAAGCAGACGCCTGGCCTCGTCCGAGGGAGCTCCGTAGGGCAGGAGTTAGACGAGGCCAGGCTGCTTGTGGGTGTTATGGACCTTCAGGGCCTTCATCGAGAGGTGCGTTGGTCGCCTGGCGAACACCGGCGGCACCTAGGATAGCAACCAGACCAGCAACCCAGGGGGTGTACTTGTCAGGGATCACGTTGCCTACCTGCAGCAGACCAGTAGCGATGATGACAACAGCGCTCGCTACTGCCCACACGAACTTCTTGTACTTGGCAATCATCAGTGACGCTCCCACTTCTTGGTGTCTGGGTTGTAGTCGGTAACCGTACCGTCGTTGTTCTTCACGAGCTCCCCGGCATAAGCGTTCATGCCAGAGTCAGAAGTGAAGTTGTGCACCTTGTTGTAGTCGACTCCGTCCTCGATCATGTCGTTCCGATAGTCCTCGGCGACGACACCTCGACGGTTGATGTAGTTCGTAACGTACAGGGCGCCTGCCTTCGGATGTGGCGCAGCGAACCTTGCGAAACCTGCCATGACTTCTTCTCCCTCTGTTGGAACTGGTGCTGCCTTGGCAAGCAGCTTGCTGATGTCGATATTGCCTGGATCTCCGTGAACGTTACCCGGAACGTGCTGGTGACCAAGCCATCCCTCGTACTTGGCCCAGGCACCCCATCCGAGACGCACACCGTTGTTAGTGCCGTAGGAAGTGGGTGACCCGTTGAGACCACCGTTGCCGTACGCCTTCCACGTCACGTTGCTCTGCGACTTCATCCCAGTGTCAGCTTCGACCTGTCGCATGAGGTCAGCCAGGAAGGCATAGTCCCCATCCGTCCACTTGCTGATGTGTAGCGGACTGCTAAGGTTAGCATCGTCGCAGAATCCTACAACCTCGATCTGTACACACCGTGTGGTGTTCGTTGCAGGTGTACCTGCAGGGTGCTTGAGCGCCTTGCCAGCGTACTTTGTGTAGTCATAGTGCTTCCAGACCTGGCGACGTTGTAGCCATGCCGTAATCTGAGGTGCTACCGCGCCGTTGTTGAAGTCGGTTGTGCTCGACCCTTGCGTTGTGTGTAGGCACCCTCTCCACGGAGTGTTGGCCGTATACGGGATAGGACCCGGTAACGGTCTTGCATTAAACGAAACCATTGCTCCCTCTTTCCTTATAGTACAGCCAACCAATCGACAAGGTTGGTCCCCGCTGCTGTACGATTCAAGAAGATCGTACAGCCAGTCGTTGTAATGCTAGACACAGAAGCTGCGACAGCTGCAGGAGCAGATGACTCGACCGCAAGGACTACTCTTGGTGCTGCAGTGAAAGGCTTGGCGAAGGTAACGGCCTGACTAACTACTACGTTAGCTGTCACGATAGTGATGCTAACAGTGCCACTCTCAAAGTGGTCTGTAGTAGTACCAAAGATGGTGAGAGCCTTTAGGGCCTTCTCGATCCGCTTCTCGATGCGCAGTATACGTGCAAACAGATCAGGTGGGAACGTAGGCATTATGTCACCTCGTCCAAGTTGTTGATGTACACTACAGTGGTTAGGTTGTCGCCTGCACCGATTGTAGTTTGCCAGCCTACAATTCTGACGTTCTGATTGAACTGAGCCCAACCATCATCGATGACCACCTGGAACTGATCGCCCAGATCAAAGTCCTGCATTGGGTACAGATCCTTGACGACGATTGAAGGGACCTGGATAACGTTCTTCGAAGTCTTTAGCTGTAGTGCAGCAGCGTTATTCAGATCCGTCTGTGCAGTCAGATTACTGCCTGTGATAACATCCTGGTAGAGTGCATTGTTGTTAGCAATCGACGTAGCATCCTGTGCGTTGCCAATTAGACCATTAGACCCCACAACATCAACATCGTTGGCAAGAGGTGCGCCGTTGATCTGCAACGAGTAGGATTTAAGTGTACCACCATACTCCCACGTCCTAGTACCAATAGTGGGGTCGAGTAGGCCTCCATACAGCCTAAGTGTGTGGGTTGTACCTGCAGACCTAAAGTAGTAGTCAGTACCATCGCCATAGCCTGCGACGTCGGCCAGTAGATCAGAGATGGCATAACGCTGAGAAGCCTGCAACGTAGCATTTGCCGTCGTAGCATTGGATGTCAACTTGTTGGTGGTCATGTTCGTGCTACGGATGCTGTTGACGTAGGCAATAAGGTCAACCATGATATCAGCGCCCTGTTGTGCCGTGTACGTCTTGGTAGTCTTCAGAAAGCGCTTTGCCAGGTATGCCTGTGGACATTGGCAGCTAAAGTTGATGACACCAGTATCACTACCAGCTGTACCATCAATCATGGGCCCAGCGAAGAGTACATTACCTGTAACTTGATCACTCAGCCAGAGTTCGTGCTTGCCAGGATAAACGGTAGCCGGTAGAACGTTGAGGTACTCACGGAATGGAATCTCACCACGAAGCTGATGCGATTTACGCAGAAAGGTTTCACCCTGCAAGTTACGGTAAGGTACCTGTGCGAGGTACAAACCGTTGTGATCCCGCGCTTCAAGTATAAACCTGGAGTCGGGAGTACTAAGAGGTGTTGGAGATGGCATTAGCGCCACGCATCCGCATAGGACATAGAGAAGCCGTCAGTGGTAACTCCACCAACACGAATCAACCGAATGGCATTCGTTATGCCAGGAACAAGCCACCACCAGTTTCTCGAGGTAATGGCCGAACTGTAGTCGACTCCGCTAACCACTCTTGTTAGGGTACGTGCACCAAGATCGAAAGCGTATGCACCACTAGCGAGAGTTGCTGCTGTAATAGTCAACGGGCTGACAATACTTGGAATAGTAAGGTTGAAGAACTGATAACTACCAGCAGCAATCTCCGACGGATACACGTTGAAGTAGATGATCGGGAACGTCTCGATATTTCCACCAACCGCAACGGAATCATCGTACTGCGAACTTGTGGTAGGAGTAGCGATTAGTCGTAGGACCGGCAGGCTATATGAACGAGGATCGGGCGCAGCAAACTGAGCTTGGAATGGAAGCTGACCAATTGCGCGACCGCGATCAACGTCGCACTTGAAGCTAATTGGCTTGGCGCTAGACCACCGAGGGCTCTGGTTTGGCTTCTTGTAGTAAAACGGCACAATAGTAGAACTGGGCGCTGGTCGCCAGTTTAGCTTCACTGCATCCACAAGCGCTTCATCAACTGGTGGTGTAGCATATAGAGTGCCCTCGAGTACAACGGTCTTTCCAGTAAGGAACTTTGCCTGAATATAACTGCCATGTGAGCCATCGATCTCGGAGCTGGAGTAGTTTACTGTAGCATCGTCGAGACCAGTGACCTTTTCAACATCGTAGAAGGGAGGCGTGAAGTCGTTAGGATCGTTGAGCAGAACTGCAGTGTTGTCATCTCGCATTTGGAATGCCAGGTCATCAAGCTGAACCGTAGGGCCGGGAACGATCACACCGGAGCTGAACCAAACGCCTGAAGTAATGTTGTTCCATAGCACACTAGGAGCAACGTTAGGTACACCTTCGAGAGCAACAGCAGACACGTGCTGTATAAGTGTGCCTGAACCCGAACCAGCAATGATGACGAAATTATTCGCAGGTATACTACGCTGGATGGATTGGGTAGAAGTAGTAACGTTCGCGCCGGTCCAAAGTAGCAGACCACTAGCTGAGGTAGTTGTAGGTCCCGTACTGCTAGGCGTAGTACTGCTACCGCTAGAAACTACAGGAGTAACTGGAGCACCTGGGAATCCAGTGACCTGAATCGATGTCGCAATGCCCGTAACGGAAGCAGACATAGTCACGGTAATAAGCGTTGACTGAACGTTTGTAGCAGGTGTACTAGCCCAGACCTCAAATCTGTTAGTACCCTGCGTAGTGATCGAGCCCTGACGAGTCCAAGTAAGAGCTGTACCGGTATTGGCGATCGAGCTGACGGATGCAGTAGAGCTGTTGTAGACTACAAAAGTAATGAACCTGTCACCTACCTGCGTGATGAAGGGAACGGGGTTGGGCATCGTTGCAGCCCCTGCTGCAACACCCGAGGCGCCCAGTGCAACTGTAGGATTAGTTACGCCTGAGTAAGCGGTTAGAGTCATTAACTCAGCCTCCCCGCAATAGCCCAGCCGAGGTCAGCTGCGTGCTTGACAGGATCGATCTCCTGCGTGTGAACATGCATCGTCTCGACACCTACGATCTTGCCTCCGCCACCTGTCCAACCCGGGCCCCTTCCGCCACCGGGAACCACAGGGCCGGCGCCTCCAGTGTTGCCCGTGACATTAGCTACCATGTTGGCAGCATAGCCATTGGTTTGACGTGCAGATTCCATGACCTGCCGAATGCCGTAGTCGGTGACCTTCTTCATAGCGGACCAGCCGTCCTGGGTCTTGTCAACGATAGACGGGGAGTTGCGGTGGAGCGGGTTCAGCTTGTTCAAGAGGCCTGTGACTGCGTCAATAGGCTTCTTGATCGCACCCGCAATGGACCCGATCTTATCGATGATCTTGTTAATCCACGTAACAACGCCGTTGTACGCATCCTCGATGGGGTTGACGATCGAGTCACGGATGAAGTTCCAGGCAGTGGAGGTGATCGTCTTAATCGTGCCCCAGTGGTCATGGATGAAGTTGTAGATGGTCGTCACGAAGAACTTAACAACCGTCCACACTGCACGGATCTTACTCCCGATGGTGTTGTAGAAGATGTCCCAAGCAGTCTGCGTTACCTGCACGATGAGGGGCCAGAAGAACTTGATGAGGGACCAAATCATACCGACGTATAGGGACACTACGGCGAAGATGAGCTTGAAGATGGATGAGACAATGCCCCATACAAAGGTGAGGTATGTCTTCCAGACGTTGTAGATGATCGACAGGTAGCCCTTGACGATGGTGAAGATGAACCCAAGGTATGTAGTGAAGACGGCCCACATGGCCTGGAGAATATCTGACACGACGGTAAAGATCATAACCATCGGTCCCCTCACAGCGTTGTACACAGCCATGAAGGTGTTGACAATGAAGTTCAGGACAGCTGTAAAGGCGTTCACGATCCAGTTGTAGATCGCCATCACCGTGGGACCAATATAACCCCAAATAGCCTGCCAGGCACCGACAACCCAGTTCTTGATGTCGTTCCAAACAACCTTCATGAACGACCAGATCTGCTTGTGGTACTTGATCGCGAAGTACACTGCTACGCCGATGGCAATGATAGCAGCTACGACAACTCCACCGATTAGAGCGATAGTGCCAAGACCAATTCCGAGAGCAGCCGCTGCAGCAGAGAGGATTAGGAAGATGCCGGCAACTGCTGTGATGACGCCTACGATGACTAGCGCAACCGAGGCAAAGAGTAGGAAGAAGACGATCATCTTCTTGACCTGGGGACTCAGATTGTTGAACCACTTAACTGCGACGATGATCCAGGACGTCATACGCTGGAAGGCAGGCACAAGCATGTCGCCAACCTCGGTGCGCAGGATCTGGATGTTATTCTTCAGCAGCTGGACCTGAGTCTGTGGCTGCTTGAACATCACGTCGTAGGCACCAGCCATGGCACCCTTCGAGTTCACCATGTCGTTGGTGAGCGCCTTCAACTGGTCAGCCTGCTTGACAGCTACGTTGAAGAACCGCATAGCCTGGATCGTACCACCAGAGCGGCTAAACATGGCATGCAGAGCGGAGGCACGCTGAGGTGCAGTCATCTTGGAGAGCTTGTCCTGCATCTCTTGGATGATCTGTGTCATCGGCTTGAACTCGCCTGCAGCGTTGCGCACTGACAGACCGAAGCGCTTGAAGTTGTCCTCTGTGCCAGGGTTGGCAACAGCGTCCAGAGCACGAGCGGCAGAGGCAGCTGCCATAGCGGTGCTCAGACCGTTTCGGGTTAGGAACGCCATCATGCCCGCGAGCTGCTCGATACTCTGTCCAGCCTTGGATGCTGACGGCGTAGCTCGACCGATCGTGTCCGCGAACTGTGCATATGTACCAACGCCCTTGCGGACGAGCTGGAACATGACATCCTGGACTCGGGAGACTTCACTGACCTTTAGGTGGAAGGCGTTCAGAATACCGATGGTAGCTCGAGCAGAGTCCTGCAGATTGACCTGGCCAGCAACTGCAGACTTGCTGAATGAGGTCAGCAGTACCTTTGCGCCAGCGAGGTTGGTATCCATCGATGAGAAGATATCGTACAGAGCAGGCTGGATCTGTTCGAAGGCTACAGGGATTACCGAGCCGACTTCCTTACCGATGGTCTTCAGGTCATCCAGCGAGCCATGAACCTTGTCGAGCTGCGTCAACGTCAACGCTGCTTGCTGGTTGTACTCGATCGCTGCCTTGGTTGAACTAGCGAAGAAGGCAAGTCCAGCTGCACCTACTGCGCCGATGCCAACACCAAGACCAACGAGAGCCTGACCACGAGCGAAGGTTGAAGCGATGGCTGCCTTCTGCTCAGCAGACATAGCCCGCATGTTTCCAGAGAGGCCACGCAAGACACGGCTTGCCTCGTCGCGTGCACGAAGGATGAGGAGAAGTTCTGTTGCACCGATCACTTCTCCTCCTCCCTCAGTGCCTAGGTATTGCGGACTTAGTCTGTTGTTCTTGCACCTGCGCTACAACTCTGTGGTACGATCTGACTAACTTGAGTAGATACGGGTCCTGATCTAGAAGGCCGCCCGCTCCTGGCAAGCACTGGAATGTCTCGCACATCTGACCTAGTTCAATGGCTAGTGCCACCCGGTCGTCGTCTACCTCACGATTCATTCCAATGCTTGCCTCAAGCAGGCCTAGGATTCCCCCTCGTCGTCCTCCTCCTCGAAGTTGTTCATGTCGGAGATCTTCTTCTCGATCTCCTGACCAACTCGCGGGTCAAGGCGAGCGAGGTCCTGCACATTGTTCAGGTTGAGCTTTCGCCCCGTCTCATCTTCCAAGTTGTGGTCGACGATGCAGTGAGCAAACTCGAACTGGTTCACAGCCTCAGAGGCCATTGCCAGTTCGCCTTTGACATCAGCGTTCTTGCCCTTGCCCGACATCTCCAGCGTCAGCTTCAGGATTGCCCGACGCTGGAGTGTCTCGCCGTAGGACATCTTCTTCAGAACTACTTCTCCACCAGGGAGCGACTTCAGCTCGAGTGTAGTCGTCTCGCCAAGGTTGATCGTTGCGTTTGGCATTTCTGTCTCCCTCTAGTTGTTGCATCCCTACGATGCCTTACACGATGTTGGCTTGGTTCTTCACTGTCAGCGTGAAAGCGTTACCTGCCGCATTGATCGGCAACTGATACGCAACCTGTGCACGCACAAGGTCACCCTGAGAACTCAGGTTCACCTCGTACGTGTCCTTGATAGCCCCGAGTGCATCCAGGATGACCTGGTTGTTAGCACCCTTCGATGCAAGGATCTGAATTGCCTGTGCTGTCAGGGCCTTGAACGCATCGTAGTCAGTGCGATCCTGGAAGTCTCGTTCGCAGGTAAGTGTCGCAGTTCGTTCCCCATAGGCGACGAACTGCGCACCTCGACCCGCACTCCGTAGACGATACTGTGGGTCTGCAGAGTCATCGCAGTTGAACTCGAAGGTATCAACGTCGAAGACCTGCGTTGCCGTCGGGATCTGGAAGCTGTACGAGCCAGCGCCATAAGGTACGACGGTAGGCCACGTAGGCGTAGGAGCGGACTGAACAGCCTCATCCTGACCAACGATGCTGAACGTCATCTTCAACAGGCCGTTATCAACAGTCAGCTTGTAGGCACCAACGATACACCCAACGTATCCGAACACGATGCCGTTGCGGACAAGCGTCAGCGAGAACGTACGTGGGGGTGTAGCAGCTGAAGATGGGGTGAACACGTACGTGAAGTTCGTCGAACCCGACTTGGCAACCGTTGTGCGAGAACAGTACATGAAGTAGGCGATGGCGTCCTCGAACGCCTCCATCTCGATGTCACCCTCAACGTGTGCGTTACCAGCCACCCCGCCAATGATGTCAGCGCTCTGCCTAATCGGACGCCGCCAAACCGTGTCCTGTTGGAACTTAACCGTTTCACTCAAGAACGGCCAGTAGAAAGCTGGAGCCACGTATGTACCAGGTGTTACCTCATGTGCGAAGCCGAGGATGCCACCGGCACCGATGCCGTATCCCATTACTTGTCATCTCCCTCGGGCAACGTCTGCTGGACACTCTTGTTTGTCTTGACAGTGATACCCTCAACACCACTGTACGCCTGCAACAGCGTTGGCCCAGGAACAACAACACGAGACCTGACTTGCCCGTTCTCGTCGAGCTCGTCCTCGTACGTTTGGTGATGGGAACGATAGGCATCTGCCTGCTCTTCCGTCACGTCGTTCCACTTGCCGTCGTTCGTGAAGGTGCCAAGCCCTGGAACCTGGAACTCTTCGTCCTTACCCCGATCCTTCAGGTCGAACTTAATGCTGTACATGACACCTCCTAAGTGCCTAGGGCTTGCGGGAGTTGTTCGGCCGAGATGGCGTAGAACGTGATGCGATTGCTTCGAATGATGGATCCTGCCTTCTGTGCTGTGCCTGACTCATTCTTCGAGACGAACGAGTCGATGACAAGTCCACCACACTTGTTGTCCTTGTGGAGAAGTGCTTCGACTTGCTCCGACATGACATCCGCATCCAGCCTATTGTCTTGCGGAGACTGTACCTTAGAATGGTACACAATGACGTAGATCTCCATCTCGATGGTGTACGTCTTCTGCGCACCACGCATGGTACGAGACTTCTCATTGACCTCTACACAAACTGCAGGGGTCGAGGGAATCTTGTCCTGATCTCCATAGAACACAGCCTGGATCGGTTCTGAGAAGAAGCTGGCAGCGTTGTCTTCCAGAACGGTCTTGACAAATATTGCAACGTCCGAGGCCTTAGATGTCAGCGCGTATGGCATCAGGTCACAACCATTCCAGCTCTGACCATACGCTCGCCGAGCCACTCGATGAAGATCTCAGTGATCGCATCGTGGTCCTCGTCCTGGAACATAACGAACGGACGCGCTGGGATCGAAGCAGCTCCACCACCCATAGACTGTGTTACGCTCTGCACACGAAGAGTGCGCTTACCCGCAGGCCCCTTCTTTCCAGTCGTCCTACCAAGTACTGCGGATGCAAGTACAGACCGCTGGCGATCCTGGATCTCCTGCAGAGCCTTGAACGCGCTACCGTGCTTCTTGATCAGCGCTTTCATCGAGGCACCTTCATATCCAGAGTTCTGAAGGTTGCCATACCAGACGTTGTCCGGGAGGCCCTTGATGATCGCAGCCTTGGTATTAACAGTCCAGATGTTGAACTGTCCCATCGTCTTGCGAAGCTTACCCGTCAAGACGAGGATAGCGCCGCCCTCCCAACCCATCCTGGAACGGATCTCGAGAGTAGCTGCGGACAAGGGCTCCCAAGCATCCGGACGACCTTGCGCATTGAAGTTCTCAACAAGTGAGGGGGCCATAACCCTTTTGATCGACCGCTCTAGAGGCACTCGAAATGACCTGATATCGAGGCCGAGCTTGTCAATCTTGGCTGCCGTAATACCTACTGTGTCCTCAAGGGTAACACCAATCGAGGCATTGGCACCGATTCGATGCATGCCCAGGTTGCCAAGTACTGCACGCTTGGCGCTTGGCACTAGAACACCGTTCCCATCGAGAACACAGGACCGCCGAGACTCGAATCGTCGAGTGTCGGTTCCATAGCTGAAGATGCATCGGTTGGGTAGAAGGCAGCTTCACCCAGATCTGTCTGGATGGGCTCCTCTGGTACCTCGATAGCACCTGTGATGATACCTGCAATGAGATCCTCTGCCATCGCGAGTAGCCGGATGGCATACTCGTTGGTATTGGGCTCATCTTCACTGTACTGTCTGCTGTAGAACCAGGACACGTAGGTCATAGCGATGGCAGACCGAACAATGTCAGGCGTCGTAGTATCGTCAGTCCAGCTGGAGACATCATAAGCCTGTGCTACTCTTCCGAGCACCTGGGTGGCTACCTGATCCTCCAGCTCAAGGTCCAGCGATCCCAGGGCAAGCTTGGACTGTTCTGCCCAAGCTTGCGCCTGCTGAACCGTGATGTGTGGCATGACTTACTTGCCTTCCTCTTCACCAGCACCAGGAGTGATGCCAGGCTCGGAGGGCTTCTCGTTCGCCTTAGCAGCCTCTTCACGCTCTGCCAGCTGGGCCTCCAGCTCAGCAACACGAGCCTTCGCCATCTCCAGCTCCTGGTTGCTCTCAGCAGCAGGCTGACCAATCGAACCACTAGCCTGAAGAGCCTCGAGCTCTTCCTTCGAGAAGGTCTTGCCCGGGATCTTGTCACCCGGCTCTAGCTCGACGACAGTGCCATCAGCATTGCCGTGCTTGATCTTCGTAAGCGCAACAACAGCCATGTCAGTACCTCCTCTCAGGCGACAGCAGCCTTGATCAGGTAACCAGTGACGGACTTACCAAAGTCGCCAGATGCCGGGTTGATCTCGACACCCACCATCTTCAGGTCGTACCGACGGCTACAACGAATGAGATCAGACTTGCGAGGCTCCTCACGCCAGCGATCGACTGCCTGAGCCTGGTTTCCACCATAGCCCCAGACGAACTCGTACGCGAACGCAGGGATCTTGAGACCCGCACGAGGCGGTACCCAAGCGAGGACGACATCCTTGCCCCACAGGTAGCCCGCCGTGATGGCGTTACCACTCGCACCAGTCGGACCGGTACCAATGCCAACACCAGGCACGATGACCTTCTGCAGGTTGAACACCGCAGCGATGATCTCGGGCGTCAGGATAGCACGCTCCGAGTACTTGATCCGCTCGATGATATCCGGGTGGTCCTCCAGAATCGACATGACCTGGTAGGGGATAACACCCACGTTCGGGTCGAAGAAGACCTTCGCGTTGATGGCCCGGAAGCCCGTACGAATGTCCGAGATCGGGTTGGAGTTGACGTAGTCACTCCACTGCGACGTACCGGACAGCGTAACCGACAGACCCGATGCGTAGTTAGCCACCGTGGTGACCATCGTCTGCATCTTGACCTCGCGGGCCAGCAGGATCTTGCTCGTGACGAGCTCGGCACCATCTCGGTCCGGTGAGAAGGACGTGTCGACGTTCTCACGCTCTTCATCCGTGACCGGGATCTGCAGCGAGTGCTCCTGAGCGTAGTACGTGTCGATCGACACGTGGTAGCCCGGGATCTCGTTTGCCACAGTGCCAGGAGCACGCAGGTCGTTGTACTCCGGAAGCCATGCCTCACGGCCGAACACGTAGTACTTGTCCGACTGCTTCTTGACTACCACGGTCGGGAACAGCTGTTCCCCGACCAACCCGTTGTTGGGGAAGGCAAGGGAGATCTGCGTCAGGATGGCATCGAAGTGAACGTTGCCGGTTCCTGTAGGCTGGTAAACCATGTTGCTTTACACCTCCCTTGTTTAGACGTTGCCGAATGGCGTGAGAAGAACGTCGATCTGGTCGCCGACGTTCGCGGACGGACTCAGGGCACGCCCGAAGGACGGGGAACCCGAGCCAACAGCACCAGCCTGCAGGACAGCACGAGCTGACGTGTCGTTCGTAAGAGCAGCGCCGTACGTGATGTTGTTGACACCCGCAATGACTCGCGCAATGCCCATCAGACGTACGCCGATGACAGCCTTACCAGTGGCAAGACGAGTCGTGTCCAGATCCTCCTGGCACACACCCAAGATGAGCGCCGAGCCGGCCGAGGTGGCCCGAGCAACGGAGGTACCAGCCGTACCCGACGGGACGACGAGCTCACCGTACTGGTAGGCCGTAGCACCAGTCGCGATGTAGCCCTTATCCAGAACGTAGTTAGCCATGGTTAGTTACCTCCCCCCGCACCCTCGAACATCTCGGTGCGGTAGTTCTCCCACAGGTCAGGCTCGGAGAGCGCAATCCGGGAGACCGCGTCGGCGTACTGAAGGTTCGGGTCCTCCTTCTGGAGTTCCTTGACCTTCTCGCCAAACTGCTTGGCCGCGTCGCCAGTGGTCTCAGAACCACTTTGCCGACGAACGGGGTTCTCACCAGTCGGGACGAAGCCCGTCTTGGCAAGGTCCTCGATCGCCGAGAGCATCTTCGCAACCTGCTGAGCCGGGGGAAGAGTGAGCGCCTCAGACAGCTGGGTCGAAACACTCGCCGGGAACATCAGCTTCTTCGACGCTGCAGTCTCGTTCAGCTTACGAACGGTGTTCTGCGCCTCGGAGAGACGGTTAGCAGTCGTGAGCACCTCAACGTTTTCGGTCAACGTCTTGATCGACTCACCCTGCACACGAAGGACCTCAGCCACCGCGGGGCCGTTCTCACCCAGGGCCTTCGTGAGACTCTGGATCGCCTCCTCGCTCAGTACAGCAACGACGGGTTCATCCTTGTGCTCGTCCGGGTTCGGAGCGTCGAGCGCGTCTGCCTGCTTCTTGAGCTCGGCATCGACCTGCTCGTCGGTCGCGTCCTCGGACAGCTTCAGCAACTTTCGGAGCTGCTTGCCATCCACCTTGTTTCCTTCCTTGGGGGTTGCGCCCGGCTCAACGAGCTCAGACAGATTTACAGGTGTCAGGTCCTTCAGGAAGGGCCTGTTGGTGATGCCGCCTCCGAAGAGGACGTTCTTGTGCTTGACTCCCTTGCTATCAGTCCACTCGTCGTGAAACTCAGGGCTGAAGTATTTGTACTCCTTGTTCTTCAGCGCAGTCATTGCAGGCGGAGTGAACGCAACAGAAAGCCAAAGACCATCGGCGCGAACGTCAGCGTCCTTAACCCAACCAGCGGCCTTAGAATCCTTAGCCTTGTGGTCGTAGTCAATGTCCAACTCCACGCCGCGTGTCTTATTCTTGACACTGTCGGCGTAAGCTTGAACACGCTCGGGAGTAAAGTCAAGCTCCCCATACACTGGGTGCTCGTACTTGCCGATTGGCATTGCGTGGATCCAAGTCTTTCCCTGCTCGTCAAACTGCAGGCCGGTGGCGTCAGCCCAGTACCCGAACACTTGATCCATTATCGCCCTCCTCTACTGTAGTATAGTGCGTCCGCTTTCCGGAAGGACAAGCGTAGGTATATCACGGTTACTAGCTACCTGCTGCCCACAGGTTGGTCCACTCGATGGGAACTGCAGGTGGTGCTTCAATTGAACCTCCCAGTCTTACGATGGTTGACTGTGCATGAATGTCCCAGATGCGGTGCGCGGCGATGAACACCTTTACCGCCTCTAGGTCAGCACGATCCTTAGCACGATCTGCCCGAAGCTGTGCATTCTCTTCACGTACCTCCTTGATGACATCTGTGGCAGCCTTAGTGATGATCTGTGTCGCCTCAGCGCCCAGCTTGCGTCTGTTGTTCCACCCCTGGATAGCAACAGCAACAACGGTACCAATACTCGACGATGCCAGAATAGCGGCTACAGTTTGACCATCCACTATGCCCCCCTCTTCTCCTTCTCTTTGATCGCCTCATGCAATAGCGACTCAATCTGCCCGTAGCGCCACAAGCACGCTGCACCAAATCCGAGAGCCATAAAAGCTGCTACTACACCTTGAGGTCCAGCAAAGAAGAGAACTGCGATGCCATAGAAGGCACAGCCATTACCTACAGCAGCCAGGCCAACCTGCTCGATAATATAGCTTGTAGCCTTCTTCCTCGGCCACCAAAGACCAATGAGCGCCACAAGCGCTCCACCAAGCAGAAGGTACTCCCAAATATACTGGGCCCAGTGAGGCAGGGAATCGCGAATGCTATTGGGCGGACCGGCACCAAGTACGTTAACGACACTAGCCAGCAAGCAAGCAACGAGTAGGAACACCTCAAAGGGGTTCCGCTTCTGGTCTATGTCGAAGAAGAAGACTCTCATGGTGCAACCACTACGACGACGCCGGTCTGCTGAGCCCAAATACCCGACGGGGTAGTTACTCGATGCCATAGCTCATACCTCCCTACGGCAAGGTTCAGTGTCTTCTTTGCACACTGTACCCCCAGGTCATCCAACTCCCATGCACCCCCACTATACACCAATGGCGTGGTGGTGTTAATCAAACGAGTCGACACGTCAACTGTCCAAGCCGAGGGATCGAACCTCGCGCCGTTGGCGAATGCAAACACTGGTACGAACACCTCGGTGTCGACCAGCGATGTAATCGTTAGCACGTTCATAGCTTTGGAGCTCCAATCGAAATACGTGCCTTAGGTTCTCCCATATCGATCCTGCCCTTCGGCGCACCAATACGAACGCGCGGCTTGAGAATGCCAAACTTCACCCGGTATGTAACAGAGCCACTATCCACAATTACTGTGGTCTCCGTCATTCCTGCAATGTCCATGATCGTAATCGCACGAGACATCACGAACACTACGCTATCAGTTAGTCCGACGACGTCAGTCTGCGACGCGCCCCTTCCGACTACAAACACCACAGGGTCTGTGAGCCCGGAAGGATCTGTAATGGCTCGCGAGAACGCTGAACTTAGCAACGCTGAGTCTGTGAGGCCACTGGAGTCAACGCTTACGCTGTTAGCACCCTTCGAGATGACAGAGGTGTCAGTTAGGCCTGAATCGTCTACCGTGACACGGTTGTAAGCGCCGGCGAGAGTAGCGCTGTCAGTAAGACCAGCGCTGTCCGTTGTGGGCTTGCTCTGATCAAATGCTGTTGTGTCAGTAAGACCTGCACTAGCAGTCTCACCAGCTGTGAAGGACGAGCCGCCAGCGTTGAGCTGCTCAGTTGCAGTATCAGTAAGACCGGTACTGTCCGTCTGTGCGATGAAGATGCCGTGTACGATAACAACCGAGTCCGTGAGACCAGAGTTGTCGATCGTCGCTTTGCCCTGGTCAAACCTGTTGGTGTCAGCAAGACCTGCCGAGTCCAACGGATCTGACAGGCCACGACCAACGGATACGATCTGTATGTCAGTTAGGCCTGAGCTGTCCATCGGGTCGCCAAGGCCTCGTCCAACTGACGAAGTCGAAGTGTCTGTGAGACCCGAGTCATCTGTAACGAACTTGCCCTGAGCAAGTGCGAAGGTGTCCGTCTCGCCTGTGTCATCTGTGGTCGGCTTGGTCTGGTCGAAGGCTGCCGTGTCTGTAAGACCAGAGCTTGCGGTCTCGCCTGCGGTCCACCCTGTGCCACCGGAAGGCGCTTGTGGGTAGAGAACCGTGACACCTGTGTTGGAGACGTTGTTTAGGCCTTGAACCTGACAAGCAGTTGAGGTCGACCCAGAGCGAGTACCGATGTCCTGTGTGGCTGAGGCACCTGACTGTTGCACAAACACTAGCGAGGCAAACGTGCTAGCAGAGTAGTCCGCTGCGGTGTGAAGGTTGCGGGAACTCCACTGCACAGTGACTAGGTCGGTAGTAAGCGGTGTCTGCGACAACGTAATGGTAGCGGAAGCGCTAGCCGTGTTGGTCTGCCCACCGGTGAACACGGCATTGGCTGCAACGTCTGAGCCTGTAATCTCCACTACCTCGATGGAGGCTGCAGAGACAGTACCGCCCGAGCCAGCGACCTGGAACGTTGTCGTGCCGGTCAAGCCAGCAGGTACGTCGGCAATGAACACATATGTGGCCACCGTGGTGTTTGTAGCAGGAGCGATCTGGCTCAACCGCCACGTCCACGACCCCTGTGATGGTGTGATAGAGGCTGTAGTAAGTGCTCCAGTAGCACCCGAACTCCCAGAGACAGCAACATGGACTTCAATTACGCGACCAGCGGTAGGCGTGACGGCAGCAGAAGTAATCGGCATAGTCAGCTGTTGAACAGCTGTGCCGAGAACCGCCGCCGTAGCCGTCACGCCTACTCACTCCCTAGCCGCAGCCAGCAGCTTGCTGTGCAGGAATCACACACTTCTGAAGGAAGTCCAACAGAACTGTGTGACCTGGGTTCTTCGTACTCTTCAGCCACCATTGCGAGTAGTCACCATGCGCGCTCAAACCATGCACGGTACCTTCTTGCACATCCGAGCTCAGGATCAATTGCGAGTAGTCAGTACCAAAAGGAACTGGGAGCTGGACTGCGTACTTGACCTGAGTCACCGGGATCGGGAACTCTGCCGGACACTTTTTGGCAACCGACCAGGTAAAGTGGTTGTTGTCGTTGATGTCGCCTGGCACCGTATGATCGTTCAGCAACCCATCCCAGCAGTCCTGGAAGATGTTGTGGAACGTAAGCACATCACCAGGCTTGTTTGTGACGTTGTACTTCGCACAGTCTGGAATCTCTTGAACGGGCGTAGCACCTGCTCCGCTATGCTGACCACACGTCCAGTTGTAGTGGTTAGAGATCAGTCTCGCATCGGCAGGAATCTCTTGTGTGTTCGGACAACCGTTGTTGATGCCACCCATACACCGGTAGTACACTAGTGGGTGAGATGCCGTGATCTTGGTTGTACACGTACTGTCAGTGCATAGTGCAGGCATCCACTCACCAGCCCGGTCATCTGGCTGCGTCGCACAGGAATTCGGTCCGATAGCAGTCGCATCGTCGTACGTGACAGTGTTGTTGCCTACAGGTACCGGATTCCCCCAGAACATGTGCTCGTGCGTTGTTGCATCTGGCATTCCATTCAGACGTGTCGAGTCCGTAGGTGCAAAGCCTAGGATCGGAACACATCCCTTCTGAGCGTCGAACTTCACTACCCCTTTTGCTTGCGCCGACCCAGCGCCTGCAAAGAGCCCCCCGAGTACAAGGCTAGCGACAGCCAGCAATGTTAGGCTCTTACGCATTATGTTACACTCCAAGGAACTTGTGCGACCACGTGATCGTCAGAGTGTCAAGGGCGCCCTTGTTGATGGCCGTAAAGACAATCCGACTGATCGTGTTAGCCGCGGTTGATGTAGCGTTCGTCGCAGCGTCGTTAACAATCACCGCCTCCGTGAGGGCTGCGTTCGTTGCAGTACCAGCAGCGAAGAGGACGCGATACTCAGCAGTAACACCAAGGCCGCCACCGAGGTTCGTCGTCTTCGGCCACGTGGCATCGAAAGCCTGGTTGCTAGCGGACAAGTAGGTGACCAGCGCAGCGCCAGCACCCGACTTGGCAACAGCTGTTGTGCCTGTGCCAAGCTTCATACCAGTCACCTTTGTCGCATCCGATGGCGCTGCGGGCGAGACACCAGCAACTCCTCGAGTAGCATAGTACAGGTCACCAGCATCAGTGATCAGGTTGACAAAGTGGATCCGCTTCTTGAGTCCACCACGTGGTCCACGGAGTTCGATCACTCCGAAGCCGTATAGACCCGCACCATCTTCCTTGACGCGGTTACGTACCAGCTCGAGCAGGACATCATCCTGCAGGGCGCTGCGATCCATCATTGCGCTTGGCATTACTACCCTCCAGAGGTGTCGTTGCCCTTGTTCTTGTTGTTAGGTGGTGTCGTACCAGGAGGCGTCTGCCTCGTGGGCTGTGGTGTGGTGCCCGGCTGAGGGGCAGCATCTGCAGCGGACGCATCGCCCGGCTTAGGTGCGAGCTCGCCTTGAACACTCACGCGCTCGCTGACAGTGCCGATACGAGTCGTTGTCGGATCCTTCGCAGGCAGATCCATGATCTCTCGTGCGTAGGACTCGAGCTTGTCGTCTGGCTGAATGATATTCGCACCAACCAGGTTGCGGATCGAGAAGCTCCAGGTACGCTGATCCGCCTGCTCACCAATCTGCCGTACACACAACTTGGGGTAACCCGCCCGCGCGAAGTTGTAGTCGACGATCTGTGGAATCAAGTACTCGTTGATCGCGTCAACAACGATCTGTGCAATGAACCGAGTCGCCTTGAGGAACATGGTCTGCTTGTCGTCATCCGCGTTCGAGCTGTCGTGAACGATGTTCTTCTCGATCTCCTGGTTGTGGTGCTCAATCGACTTCAGGCAATCGACAGGCGAGCCACTAAGCTCTGCGAACAGGACTTCCCAGTTGGGCGGAAGGACAATGTGTGCACGCTCATTGGTACGAAGGTTGCGTCCCAGGTTCTCTGCCGCAAGCTTGTCGGAGTCGCTAAACCCGGGCGGGAGCTTGATGACAGGGACACCAATGCCATGACGCTCCTTCTGGATCGCATCGATCTTGTACAGCATGTCCTTGTAGTACCAGTGCTTATATGCCGAACGAAGCACCGAGATACCCTCGATGTTGCCAGCTTCCTTGTCGAACGTGAAGACCAGGAGCTTGTCGATCGGGATAATAATGTCTTCACCAAGCACATCGTTCACATTGTTGAAGAATGCAACAGCGGCTGGGCCTCCGTTTGCATCAAAGTACCACTCTTTGACATCCATCGGATGCCTAGGAGCAAGCTTCTTCAACACGATACGCTCTTGCCCGTCGACAATGCGAGGCTCCCACACCTTCTCGAACATGTAGTAGCCAAAGTCGCACATGAGCAGTGCCTCTGTTAGCGTCTGCATCCAGGGCGTGCTCATCCAGTCAAACAGACTGCACTGTACAAAGCTACTAACGTTCTGATCAATCGTAGTGGGTGTATCATTGCCCATCTTCAAGTACGGTTCGACGTAGTAGCGCCCAGCAAGAACGGGAGTCTTCACCTTGCGCAGCGTGCCGCGGACTGTCCCATCCGAGCGACGCATCTGGTCGTACTTCTGCAGACCTATAAGACCCTGCAGCGATCGGTTGTACTCCATGCGAGCAAAGGTAGTGAATGGCGAAGGACTCGAACTGCCAATCTCCGAGAGGCTCGGGATTGTCATCTCGGCCGTAGTGCGCGACTCACGAAGGGCACGAGCCTGCGGGTTGAGTGCTTCCCACTCGCTCAACGCTGTCCCGGTCAGCCCGCGGTCCCTTTCGGCTACAATCACCACAGGGCCATCCCTGCCTTCTACGATGTCGACGAGGTCATTCTCGGTGAGAGTACGCTCGAGAGTCATCGTACTGCCATCACCCTCGCTGGGGAGGTCGCTCTGCTGGTACGCAGGGACAGCTCCCAGGATATTGTCCTTGAACCAGCCCATCAGAACTCCATGTTAGTAGTAAAGTAGCCGGCCTCTTGGCTGCTATCGAGCGAGTAATGCACAGACCCAGCAGGTACCAAGATGCCGCGCTCCGTGGCAATGAGGTCGCTTGTCTGCTGAATCGTGTATGAGGGACGATTGCCTGGTGTGTACCCCGAACCCAAGTTCATCGCATCTGTCAGGTGATAGATGCAACCCAGCTTGAACACGTGCATCAAGCCGTAGCGAATCGCGTCAAGCGTGTGGTCCTTCTGCTTCTGGCCCATCTCAGGTACGTTATTGCCCGACACAGGTGCCTTAGACCTGTAGTTGTTGAACTCGTGGATCACGTTCTTGCAGCTGAAGTCGACGAAGAAGCCTGGCCGCTCGAGTGGAGCGCCCCATTCATCCTCGCCGTACTGGCGCTCCTTCATAAACGAGCGCACCATATCGATGCCTTCGCGCCAGTTCTCCTTAGCTTCTGGCATAGCGAAGCACCCAACGAGCAGTTGTGACACCGTCTCCGCCGCCTCAGGGTCCGCTGCATCGCCAAATGCCATGTCGAGGTGGTAGCCAACAGGCTGCTCTCGGTTCTTCAGCTCATCGCACATGTCTGGCACGGTCTGGTAGGCCTTGTAGTGCTCGCGCCAGATGTGGATCTCATCGTTGGGTGTAACCTGGAACTCAACACATGCATGTGGGTTCGTGTATCCCCAGTCGATTGCCATGTAGTTCGGAAGTGCAGGGTTGAACGGCACATGCTTAACGTGCTTTGTCAGATCCCACTCCGGGAAGATCTTGCCCACGAAGCTACTGAAGTCTGCACCAATCTCCTGCATGAACTGCTCAGGCATCATGGTCTTCTTCAGCAGGATGATCTCTGGGTCAAGTTCCCCTAGAGGATAGACCGCATCGTTCATCCAGCTGGGGAAGCGCCAGCTCTCGTACTCGGGAAGCTCTGGGTCTCGTCCATGCATCCAAAGTTCCCAGAGCCAGTTGAAGCCCTCCGGCGTCGTCGGGAAATCCGCGCCGCCTCTCTTGTCAGCCAGAGCTGGTCGGATGAACCGGGACCAAGTCTCTTCCTTATGCTTCGCCGCTTCTGACATGATTGCCCAGTCAAGTGCCTCACCAACCAGGTTCTCAGGGTGGTCTGCAGAACGGACCTCCAGGCGTGTCTGCCAAGGGAACTCGATGTACATGTTCCCTTGCTTCTTGTTGTACGACCGCTTCACCCGCTTGTCACGCCCGAGGCCCATCTTGACGATCAGATCGTCCCAGATGACGCGGAACTCCTTCTCGCCCAGATCATACGTCGGTCCGATGATCCAGAACATCTTCCTAGGCGCGAACAGCTTCGGCTCGAGGTCCCGGCCAGCCATCGTGCTCTTGCCAAAGCGCCGACCGCACGTAGGCACACGAAAGCGCGCAAGGCTGTTGTGGTATAGCCATTGCTGCGCGTGAGGCGTGTACCCAACCTTCGAGAAGGTTCTGTGCATGTCAAAGCCAGGCAGGCCAACCGAAGTGACCATTAGTATGGCCTCCACGTGTTCACGACGCCTGCAATGTTGGGATTGATAGGGCCTCGCAAAATGCCAGTTGTGCCGTCTCCCAAGACCTGTGAGTGACCTATGCGCAGCACAATACCGCCGTTGACAGATCCAACGGCGGTGATGGTAGCTGGGCGAAGCTTGCCACTCGCTGACAAATAACTGACGTGGCGGTTCACCCTCGGCGTGAAGGTGCGCGCCATGTCAGTTGTGCCGGATCTCGTAGCAGTTAGTCTTGGTCGCCGCAGACGCGCGCTGAGGCACGTTGTCAACAATAATGTGGGTGGAACCCTGAGGCACAAGGAGCTTGACGCCCGAGGAGCTACCCTGATCGATGACGTACGCGTTGCGAATCTTGCCAGCTGCGGTGAAGTAGCGCACTACCCGCCTGCCTTGATCTTTGCCCTTATCTAGGCCGGACTTGGTTCGGTAGTCCTTGGTAGGCATCTTGACCTTCCTTCGTTGTGCCTGGGTTCTCACCAGACGGCTTGTGGATCTCCCCGTATATAATAAGGCCACGATTTGGCCCTTGCACTTGCGTGCCTAGTTCGTGTAGGCCTGAATGTGCTGGATCGTCGGTACAAGGACCCACAGGAGCAGTCCCAGTGCGACCATGTCCAGTCGCACGTGTGTGGGTTGTGACTTGGGGCGACTCTCGTATACTGCCACAGCGAAGCAGACGCACGCCAGTACGTACAGGATCACGTATAACAGGTTCATGTGAACATCCTCGTCGTTACGCTAGGATCCATGGGCTTCGTACCCGACTTGATAGACTTTGGCTTCGACGTCGACTTGCCATGCACCTTCGTGCCAGCCCCCTTCGGTGTGGCACGAACCGCCTTGCGGGTTGTCTTGTGTGCCATGCTCACTTACCGCCCCACTTTGTACCACGCATCAGTACACCTTTCCCTTCTGTCCCTTGGGTACTGCACGGGATGCGTTGTTGTTCGCACCCTTGCTACCCGGCGGTGTCTTCTTTACCCCCTGGTTGGCTACGCTACCACTGCGCGCAGGCTTGCTACCATGACTGCCCGAGATCTTGTGTGCCATGACGGAGCTCCCTTGGTGGTGTGGGGTTGTGGGGTGGTGGCGGTGTGTGTATATGGTTCAGGTGCTGTAGGTGTCGCGGGTGTTGCTGTCTTCCTTGGCCTGCATCTCTTCGAACAGCTTGGTCAGCGGGTCATCGATGACCTGCGCTGCATCCTGTAGGCGGCCCATGCCACGCTCCACGACGTACTGAGCTGCGACCAGCGCCGTGCGGTCGTTCGTGCCGTGGATTGCGATGTGACAGATCCTCATCGCTGCAGCCGGACCATTGTCACGGAACAGCTTGCGCATCATCGCCAGGGACGTAGGCTCGACAGCTTCCCCCGTCTTGGGGTCTGCGACACTGTTAACCTGCTTGTCCATCTCTACGGCCTTGAGGGCACGCTCAGGGATCCAGTCGTCCCCACCGAACCTATCAGACGTGGTGTCGTGCTCTGGCTCTTCCATGGTGTTGATGTCCCCTCTCGCTCACGTGGACGCTTGTTCTTATAGTAAAGGGAGCAAGCGAGGGGAGGAGAACGGTTGGTATATCACGGTAACACTTGGATTAATACCACTGGCGAGGGAGACCCAGGGCCCGTTTGCGAATTCGAATTCGAAGTTATAATATAGTTAGAAGTTCAAATAAAAACAAACAGAAAGTTATAAATCATGTTTCAAACATTTTACAACGATCATATAACTTCATATCAAACTATCAAACAACCTACTACATCATTCATTCGTCGTCCTAAGTCTGATGCGACTAAGCTACGCGAACGTAGAGAGATACTAGATAGTCGTAAGAACGTATGTACTCGCTGTCTAACAAAACATGTAGGCGAATGTTAATACATACAACTACATAGTCTCTATATGGGGGTGGGTATATACAAAGGGTGTATATCCACTACCACAGAGAGGCGTTACCATGTCCAACACCACCATCACCAGCGTGTCCCCTTACAAGGCTGCTGGGATCGTGAACAAGCTCCTCCTGGACGCAGGGGTGGAGAAGGTCCTTCCTCCCCAGATGTTCTACAACTACACGACCGCGCGCGTCCGCGCTGGGAAGAACTCCTTCATCGAGGTCGTCGAGGTCAGCGAGGGTAAGTATGAGATCACCCTCGAGGGACTGAACAAGTGGTTCGAGGGTTACCTCGCGAAGCAGGTCACCGCGACCACCGAGGTCTGACAAGGAAGGTGAGGTAGGGAACAGTGAGGTTCCCTACCTTGCCTCCCCTGGCAGAACACATTCCTCCAGGGTACGAAAGAACACATAGAGAGGCGAAACCGTGTTCAACAGTGACTGCATTCTAGACCCCTCGCAGGTCGAGTGGGGTAACATCTCCTGGTTCGTGGATCGGTGGTTCTGATGGAACCCGCATGCCCGCATTGTGGCGGGGATCCAGGTGTCCATCCACTCCTCTTCGACATGTGGCACCACTTCGACGCCTCTGGTTGGTACTGTGAGTCGGCGAAGCGGTACTTTACGTGGCGAGGTCACATCACGGCGGCCCCTCAGTACTAACAGAACCACAGGGCGCGACAATTGAATAGGGACCTAGTCCTTGGGGAAGAGTCTGTCTATCTCCTCCTGGGACACAGAGTCCCGAACTAGGGGCGGGCCGAGATGTGGTAGGTTAGCGGCCAACCATTCGGTCTGTGCCCTTAGTTCGGCGAGGCCTCGTTCGTTGGCTTCCTGACGCGCGAGTTCCCTGCCCTCCTCGGTGCGTTGCCGTTGGTAGTTGCGTTGGTACGACTTTCGGCAGTCGTCGCACCAGGAATGCCAGTGGGGGCCGTCGGAGCGATCCTCGCGTCGGAACTCGGTGTGGAGCTTGTCCTCACCGCAACGGGAACAGGTAAGCAGACCATTGGAGGTCGGGAAGCGTCGTTTCCTCATACCTCTATTATAACGTAAAACCATCAAATAGTCAACGGTTCAAACTTGAATAAGTGAGCAATTATAAGCACTCTTAGAAAAAACCAAATGGTAACACTCAAACAGGTTCAGAACAGCCCTGTCGGTCTTCTTACCATATATAACTATACCCACAAATGATTAATAACCTAATACCTGAGGTAGTACTTGTGAGTGACGTGGTGGAACATCGGAATAGACCCAAAAGAGAAGGTGAACGGTGGTAATACCTACCAAATCGGCCCAATACCCCCACCCTCGCCAAGGGGCTTGAAAAGTCCTCAAGGTCCATGATATAATAGTCATATGAGAGAAAGATCTCAGCACACCAACGCACCACAACAACCAGAACACTAGAGAGGCGAACCTAAACACCATGACAACGATGCTAGAACGCATGATGGAACTCGCAAGCACCCCATCGAAGAGGTCCAACAAGCACCGCAGTGGCAGAACAGGCCGTAAACAGTACAACGCACTCCAAGAACTCCAGAGGGTCAAGGGCCAAGTTCGGCACCTGGACGCGATCTTCGCACCTGCAGACACACCACTGTGTGCGACAGTTCCGACACACGAGGTCGGTTGGACACAAGATCACCAACCGTTCCGCAGTCCACAGCACCACGACCGCATCAACGGCACCAGCGCACCACAGAGAGGATGTTGACCATGCCACTACGTACGAAACAACAGATCCTGGAAGAGCGTCAGAACGAGGCCGCCAAGGTGTTCAACAACCTCACAGCACAGGTGGAGGACGAGACACCATGCAACCTGAAGTGCTCAGGTTGCGGTGTCCTCCTCAAGACCGAGAAGGACTTCAGGAGTCACTTCCTGATTCCGGACGAGCGGTACCTCAACCTGGGTGAGTGCCCCGACAAGGTCAAGCCCACCACGGACTAGTGCGTCAGCGCGGTACATCGAAAGGTGTGCCGTGTTGTCCTACTAGCACACACAGAGAGGCGGTAACGATCATGGAGTGCGCAATGTGCGGAACCGAATTGGATCCGACCAAGCCGCAGTACGTAGCACCATCCAACATGGGTGACGACTTCGGTAACGAGGACGAGACTCCTCTGTACTACGTCGTGTGCAAACCAACGTGTGACGGAGAGGGGTAACTAACATGCAGTACGAGAACAGCAAGTGGGAAGCGAAGCGAACCTACGCGGTCGAGCTCGGTACCATCGAGTACACAGACCTCGGACGCAAGGAGGCGAAGGGCTGGAACGTTGGGATCGAGGATCTGTACGACTCCAGCGTGACCGCGTTGTTCGAACAGCAGTTCCTCACCTGTGTTATCAGTGCTGCAACCTATCTTGCAGACTGCGGTGACCTTGAAGGAACCATCTACTTCGGTCGCACAGGGGATGACACGCTGGACGCAACAGGTGACAGCGACTGGGTCGTAGATCTGTACGGCACCGTGACCTACAAGGCGAACGAATCCAACTGGGACTACGAAGGGATCTGAACGACATGACAACGTACGACACGAGGCACGAGACGGACGAACTCATCGACCTGATGGCCGAGCAGTTCACGAACATGATCTACGAGGACGCGTACTTTCAGGAGGCACAGCACGCAGCTGGTTGTCGCACCATACGACGTCATGCACCTGAGATGCTAGCCCAGTACGACGACAAGCACATCGTGGTCGGCGGTGAGACACCGAAGGACCACGAGGAGGCACGCAACCAAGGTATCTTCCTCATCTTTGAGACGAGTGCACTTCACGACATCTACTGGTCAGCGTTGACGATGTTCTACGTCAAGACGCTGTCCACGATGATCAACAAGTCCTACCACCACCCACAGTGACCAACCAGAAGGACGACATGGTAGACCAGATCGTAGGGTTCACACTGGTTGCGATCGGAGTGGTCACAGCCATCTACCTCACCATCAGAGGTGTCGAACGAGAGTGGAGGAACAACAGATGACTGACAAGGCAACCGAAGACCTGCTCAAGGAGATCTTCGGCCACATCGAGCACGACGAAGACAGACCTTACGAGTGCCATGCGTGTGGTAAGGACCTCCAAAAGTACGCAGCGGGCAGCTCAGCTGTGTTCTGGGATCCCACACACAAGCTGTGGCTGTGCAACAACACGCAGTGCCTACTCGACCACAACGCGGAAGATGTGTCCCGAGAAGGGTGTCTAGCTGTCCTGAGCGAACTAGGCTACTGGAGTCCACTGTACGGCGATTAGCACTACTCGAACCTCAGCTTGTATCGTACATAGAACAATCGCCCTGTGGTTCTGTGGTTCTGTGTACGGTACTGGCTGCGTTTCCGACTTGGAAAGCGGTCTTGCGGACACATAGGGTGTCCGCTATATAATAGAAGTAGCAGCAGAATGCTGCGCACCTCAAGGAGATGGTCATGAACAACATTCGTCGCATTGTCGGTACTGCGCTGGTAGGCGCTAGTGTGCTAGGCGCGTCATACCAGGCACACGTCAACACAGCTAGTGCAACGACTACGCAGCCTCCCGGGAGCATTGCACCGGGTGTGTGGGGCGACCCGATCTATGTGCTCAACCCCGCGCCTCCGCGCCGACAGGTTGTGCTGGACTACACCAGTGCAGGTGACCTGTGCTTGAGCCAGGGTGTCATCCTGGGTGGGACTTGGGCGGGGGCAACCAAGTACGTGTGCTTCCCGCCCAAGGCGTGAACATGATCGAAGACAACACGGAAGTCGAAGACCCTGAGCTCACTGCCATGAGGGAAGAGATCGCCACAGACCCGAGAGGGTTCCTGCGACGTTTCAACCTCAAGCGGTGGCGCGATCAGGTGGACTTCCACTTCGAGCACACTAAGAGGCCTGACACTTCGAAAGGTGAAGAGCCTACCAGGTACGAGCTAGCGGTGCTCAAGGGACTGAACGCCAAGAGCACGATGTTTGCAGGCATCGACTATCAGCACCCAACGAAGCCACTTGCAAAGAGGCTCGAACAGCGGCGCAAGAAGAACAAGCTTGCACGCAACAGCCGCAAGCGGAACCGTGGCTAAGGTGCGGCTGGTACTGTTGGTGCTCATTTGTCTGGGTATCGCAGCCAGTATCGCCTACACACTGCCGGGCATGATCGCAACGTACGAGATTAACAACTGCACGTACTGTCAGCCCTGACAGCACTGACGTTTTGCATCGTCCAGGTGAATCCCCGAACCCTGGGCGGTGTTGCACGCCAGTGCAAACATACAACAACAGAGAGGCGGATAACGAACTATGACTAAGAGAGCGCGACCGCAGAGCGCGCAGGAACAGTTCATCGACGCACACATGGGTGCTGACACGGACACCGGGTTCGATGCAAAGAAGCACATCGCGGTGACCTGGAAGCCCAAGGACCTGCGCAAGGGTGACAGGATCGTTACCGCGCAGGACCAGAAGACGGGCAAGATCATCAAGACCTTGCTGGTCAAGGAGATCGACCACGAGCCACGTGGATGCAGGAGCAAGGTCCACATCAACAGCGATGTCTGCTGGGACTACGCCAGTACGGACCTCCAGATCGCACTGCACGCCCCTGCACTCAGCAACTGACAGCTCAAGGCGGAAAGGAGAGCCACGTCTACTAAGTACATCATCCTGTCCGTACTAGCGTACATCGCTGGTGCGCCGTTCGTGCTGCTCGGTATCTTCTTCTGTTGTACAATCATTGGCATACCCGTAGGGCTCGCGTGCTTCGCACTGAGTGGGTTGCCATTGGCTGCGGTGCAGAAAGCTGCAGTCAGGGAGAAGGTGCGCTACGAGTTCCATGAGGGTGCAGTAGCAGCAACCCACGAGGGAGAGGTTCCATGGGAAGTATGACAGTGATCGAGGACATCGAGCGAACGTACGGCCATAACACGGCCGATGCGTTCCTCGCATCCCTGTACGTGATGAAGCATGGGTCGCCAACAGGCAACGTTGGCAACGCACCGGTTCGCCGAGAGGTGGTGAGCTGGATGTGCGTCCGCATGCTGCAAGATGCCCTCAAGGAAGACGGTGTCACTGACATGGTTAACCACTGGAGCAACCGACACCGCATCGAAGATGACACCGAAGGCTACCAGCACTACTGGTGGGACACCGTGAAGGAGGTGTGCTAATGCCTCGTCGCGCAATCAAGATGCTGTTCATCCCGATCGATGCACTGCAACCGATCGAGACCAAGGACGTCGAGGATGACTGGCGTGCCTGGATGGATCTCATCGGCGGTTGGGTTACGCAGTGGCGTGTCCCTGATGACAAGCTGTTCGTGATATGCGACGAAGGTGGTCTTTCCAAGGGCCTCACACCCAATCTTCGTGCGCACAAGATCCTAGGCGTACCTGTGGTTGGCAACGTCCTCGTTGCTGGGCAAGGACCGAACACAGGGCGCCTAGTTGACTTCCCCTACACCCTAGAGGAGGTGATGCAGTGAAGTACGCAGTGTTCGTTGTTGGTAGCGGACCGGAGGGTGAGAAGGCCTGGGTTTTGGCAGGTTTCACACCGACAAAGAAGGCCGCAACCGAGATGGCAAGTCAGTACCACAGTGGGACAGACGAGGATGACAAGATCGTCTACCGTCAATACCAGGTTGTAGCACTGGATGCCATCGAGTAGTAAGGTCTTGCAATGTGCTCTTGGGTGCCTATATAATTGAATTAAGAGCATAGCTGCAAGGCAGCCTGGTGGTGCGCTCACAGATCGGCCACCAGGCACGGGTGCAAGAGTTGCACCTGAACTAAACAGAGGAGATGTTGTGAACATCGCACTCGATAGTCACGATCGCATCGTGTTCCGCTTCTACGGCGGACTCCCGTACACGGTCTTCGACAGTGATCCGAAGGACGTCCGAAGGACGACCGAGCACGACAGGATCGTAGATGTGTTCCTGGTATACAACAACTTGGACGAGGTCTATAGCGTCCTCACCAGGGACGCGCTAGACGAAGAGAACGACGTGTACAAGATGCAGTGGCGGGGCAGCTGGGAAGTTTGCCTCGATCACTTCACGGGACTGTGTAGTGATCTCGAAATCGAGATGACCACTACCATGAACGTGCGTGACACACGGGCACTTCTGATCGAGGGAGGCAACTGATGGGACGTGCAGGTGCAGTTGTAAGGTGTATCGGCCCGTGCAGGAGGGAGCTCCGAGGCGAGCCACACCTGTCCATCGGTGTCAACCCGGGTAAGGGATCGAAGGTCTGTCCAGACTGTGTGGACAAGGCACTCGGTGTCAAGTCTGGTCACATGGCACGGCAGATCAAGATCGTCACGGCAGCCTACGGCGTAGGTGCCAAGAAGACGGTCACTGCCGATGACATCGTCAAGGCCATCAACAGTGGGGCACTGACGAAGGCGCAGATCAGAGCACTGCTCCGAACCAGCTAGAGGTTCTAAGTGAGGCCGGCACGCCGAGCAAAACTTCCTTCGGGAAAATTGGTGTGCCGGTCTTGCTTTGTCCTTCTAGGGCATGCTATAATAGAAGTATGCAAGCGAGAGAGGCGAATACACAGACGTACCACTTTACGTGGTAGTGTAGTACAGCATGGTCAACACAAGTTGGCCTAACCAAGGTGCCGGTGCAGTACCGGCAACGACAAGAGGGAGAACTAAAATGGCACGTCGTGACAGCGTTGTGGACGAGGTCGAGACCGTCGACGAGACCGACGCCCCGAGCACCGAGGCCAGCGCCCCCAGCGCGGAGCCGAAGGCGAAGAAGGAGCCGGCTCGCGGCGAGCTGCCGGAGGGCTACGTCACTCCGGTCGGCCTCGCCACCGAGATCACCAAGCAGGGTCTTCACAAGGACAAGGACGGCAACGTCACCACCCTGAAGCCCCAGATGGTGTACAGCTACATGAAGAACGCGCCGAAGGACCACCCGTTCCCGATCGAGACCGTCACGGACTCCCTCGGCAAGGAGCGTCAGGCCCTGAAGCTCGAGGCCGGCATCACCTGGTGGACCGAGCGTCAGACGCTGGCTGCGGACCGCAAGGCCGCTGCTGCGCAGAAGAAGGCCGAGAAGGAGGCTCGTGCGGCTGCGAAGGCCGCCGAGGCCCCGTCCGAGGCCGAGTCCACGGAGGTCACCGAGGCCGAGTGACGGTGGGAGCTTCGGGCTCATAACTGTCACTCAGATAGGGATCACGCCGGCTCCTGGACTCAGGCGTGATTTAAACGACAGTGGAGCTGCGCCCAGGGAAGCCCGGCACTGTAGATTCGCCTCTCCGGTGCCGGGCTTTCCGTCTGTAACAACCCGTTTAGACTACGGCGAAGTCCCAGCTCATGTAGGTGGCACTGCCAGTGAGCTCCGTGCGAGAATGGCGGAGACGTGGGCGGCAGGCAAGTAGGAGGGACGTTACAGAAAAAAGTCAACACACTAAAGGTCTTGCGTTCACAAGTGTATTCATGATATAATAGATGTAACACAGTAAGAGGGAGACGGATGCTAGGGCGCACACTTAAATACTGGTCCAATAGAGGTCACCAGTCTTCGAAGATGGTGACGATCAGGATTAGTTATCGTGCAGCTGAATACCTTAAGGACATGTTGCTCATGGACATCGAGGCAACAGCTACAGCGCGAGGCTTGACCATCAACGACAAGAACATTCAGACAGCAGAGGAACTCCTTGACATCATGGACGACTACACTGTGTCTGCATCATACCAGAAGGAGGTGTTGAAGTGTCTGAACTCGACGCTAGCGTGATGCCTTCGTTGTACGGACATGTACAGTCAGTGTACAAGGAGATGCTGTCTCAGGCTCAGAATGTTCAGACCGAAGAGGGCATCAACATGACTGTGTACGAAGGCATGTTGGTTAATCTGATCACGTCAACACTGAACTTGAGCGTGCCCTACTACTCGAAGTGCATGAACACCTTGAAGGCTATGGGTTGCGTCAAGCAGCTTCGAAGGGGAGGTGGCACGTCCAAGTCTCAGTGGGAGCTTCTGTCGGAGCCAACCGAGGCTGCATTCAAACAGCACATCGACGACAAGCCCAAGGCACCTCGCAAGCCCAGCAAGGTCGACATGCATGACCAACAGATTCGCAATTTGACTTCCAGAGTCAACGAACTGGAAACACTCGTGAAGGGAACATCCTGATGGCTGATTCGACGTTTGAGGAAGCTTCTAGGTGCCCCAAGTGTAGTAAGCCTGGAGAGGACCGGAAGACGGTAAACGTTGGGGGGCAGAACGACCTTCCACGAGGCACGACTGTGCACCTGATCTACTGCATGAACGAGCTTTGCCCATGGTTCGACACGTGCTGGAATGTCCAGGTCCGCCCTGACGGGTCAGTGCCTGCTCCAAAGAACCACACAGGTGAGGCTAAGATCTATGCGGGCTTCAAGGATCACGATGTGCGTGCCAAGGAACTCATTGACTACCTCAAGGCTGAGGAACAGGCACAGACACAACCAGGCTTCGAGATCCGCAACCCGTACGCATGAAAGACGTCGACCTAGCCTATGCTGCGGGATTCTTTGATGGCGAGGGTCATGTACGTACCGACATGCGTAATGGTTACCTGTCTCTCTCCTGTCGTGTAGCTCAGACCAGACGTGAGGTACTTGACATGCTCTCAGCTCAGTTCGGTGGGCATGTTAGGTTCCAGAGCAACAAGACAGGTGGCTGTTACTTTCTAGATCTCAACGGACGTGATGCAGCTAGGTTTCTTGGTGCCATCTTCCCGTACCTGATAGTCAAGCGGGCAGAGGTAGAGGAATTCTTAGTTAGACATTACGAGACACGCAGTAAGTGATACCCGCGCAAGGCTATGACTAAGCGAGTTAGACCTCGGTTAGAACCTATCTAACTACGTGTCTCTATAACCTAGGAAGATCGAGATGAGCACAGATGGTCGCGAGGTTCTTGCCAGAGCACGAGCGGGCTTGCTAGGTACGCAAAGTCCGCTGTATAATAAAGATAGAAGGCAAACGAGAGAGGCGGCACATGACGAACAGCATCAGGACGCCGAAGAGAGGCGTGACAGCGAACAGCAAGAGGATCGCTGAGGCGGTCGACAACGAAGAGTGGCAGAAGTTCAGAGTCGCGATGAGGGGACTCTCGACTGCCGACAAGATATGCGAGCTGCAGGCCTATCATGACCTGACTCCGCATACGCACACAGTGACTCGGTTACCTGGTGGTCAGCTCACAGAACGTGACAACTGCGCCGCCTGCATTCGTGTTGACAACTACATCAAGGCACTGTGCAGAGATGGACAGCTCAAGAAGGGAACTAACCTACTCACGTTCCTCGATTACAACGGCATGTTCGAAGTGAGCTACGAGCCGATTCAGAAGTAAGCCCTCTCAGGACTCGGAAGGAGTCTTCATGGCAC